GCCGGCAACGCCACCAACCCGCTCCAATACCTGATGTTCTTCTCGGAGTTCGGCGTCGGCGTCGGTGCAGACCGCACCAACGGCACGCCCCGCTACGTGAACAACGCAGCTTGGTCAGACGGCGTGGTGAGCTAGTGTACGGCAGTCTGGATGGGGTGACGGCGCTGCTGCCCGCCTTGGGCGTGCTGACTCCTAACTCGACACCAACGGATGGCCAGGTTACGACCTGGCTGTCCGAGGCGTCGGCGATTATCGACCGCACGCTGTCGAGCGCCGGTTGGGTGGTGCCTGCGCCGGTCGGCGCAGCCGTCATCCCCGAACTGAACGGGCTCGCCAACCTGTACGCGGCGGCGCAGGGCGTCATGGCCCGGGGGCTGGACGGGGCGTCCGGCGACAACGAGAGCCGGTCCGGCGACTGGCTGGAACGCTTCGACAAGCAGCTCGAAAAGCTGGCGGCGTCCAACCTGACCCTGTTCGGCATTTCGCTGGCCCCGTCCCCGACGGAGCCGACCCCGACCTATCGCCGCCCGCTGCGCACGACACAGCTGCGGCGCATCGACGGCTACGCACGCAACGGGTGGGTAGAGTAATGAGCGACATGGCCGAAATTGCGGCGGCGCTGGCAGAGGCGCTGCTGACCATCGAAAGCGTAGACCAGGCTTCGGCGACTGAGTTTCTGCCGGCGCTGGAATCCATGAGCGTCATGGCGCTGGTGGTGCCCTTCGAGCAGGAGAGCAGCTACGAGCAGATGGACCTCAGCGGCGAGAGCATCTATGCCAAGCATATGCAGAAGGTGGAATTCTGGTGCAAGCATGACCAGAGCAACCCGGCCGACACGCTGGAAAGGGCACGCACCATCGGCCACAAAGCAGTGCAGGCGCTGATGCAGCATGACGGCGATGGCTACACGGTGGACCGCAACCTGGAATTCCGGGAGCGCATCGACAGCGGTTTCGTCGTCGTCGCCAACGTGCCCTGGCTGGTAGCGCACCTGTACGTACCGTTGGAGCACGAAGTGACACTATGACACGCTTCATTGTGGTTTTGACCATCGACCGGCACGCACCCGGCACGGACGTAACCGACCTCTACGACGCCGCCACGCTCGATGACCTGGTGCGCTTCGGCTATGTGGAGGCAGCGCCCGTCGGGGAGCAGCCGCAGGCGCAAAGCAAGCCGCCGCGGTCCCGGCGCAAGGACGGTGAGTAATGCCCAGCCCGGGACACAAGACACGTTTCCTTCTGGACGAATTCGACTTCTCGACCGACACCTTCACGCTCGGGATGTCCATCGATATCCCGCAGGAGGATGCGACCACCTTTCAGGCGACGGCGGCGGCGTCGGTTGCCATGACGCCGGCGGGCAGTCTCGACATGAGCGGCTACTACTCCGGCGGGCAGGCGGGCAAGCTGGAAGCGGAAATCAAGGCCCGGCTCGGCGTAGGCGCAGTCGTGGCCGGGCTGTTTGGAACCGACATCGTCGCCTGTCCTTGCTACATCCTGCCCGGCACCCAGGGCGAGATGATGAAAATCTCAGCCGGGACCAAGCTCCTGCAGATGAGCGGCAAGTGGTCTTCCGGCGTCGGCGGCATCTTGCGGGGGCTGCGCGCCTACCAAGGCACGCTGGCCGCCACGGGCGCACAGGCGGGCATTGACTTCGGCAGCGCCGGGAGCGCCGGCGGCACGGCCTACCTGTTTGTGCAAGCTATCGGCGGCGCGGCTACGAATGCCCAAATCAAGGTGCAGTCGGATTCTGTGGCCGGGTTCACCGGCGCAGCGGACGAGGGCACATGGACCATCTCAGCCAAGGGCGCCTATGTGCTGGCGCTCACCGGGATTATCGGGCGGTATGTGCGCGTAAACGTCGTCAGCATGGGCGGCGCCACCAGCCTCACTGTGGCGGTCGTCGTGTGCGTCAACGGCGTCACCATGAACTAAGGAGACCAGTATGGCAGTCAAGGGACCGGGCAATGTCACGGTCATGTACAACTCGGTGAACATCACCGCCTATTGCGACCAGGCGGACCTCGACAACACGCTAGAGCAGCTCGAAGCCTCCAACCTGGCGTCCACCGCCAACGAGTCGGTAGCGGGCTTCCCGACGTGGAGCATCTCGGTCGGTGGGCCATGGGCGCCGGCGCTCGACAACGCGCTGGGGCCGGATGCGGTGACGCCCGGCAACAAGCGCAACGCGTCTATCGCCTTCGTGCATGGGGCGAACACCGTCACCTACTCCTGGACGGCGAACGCCGAGATTGCCAACTACAAGGTTTCGGGGGCAGTCAAGGCGGTGCACAAGTGGAGCGGCAAGCTGCAACTGTCGAACGCCCCGACCCGGACGAGCGTGTAACCATGGCCGAACGCGGGAACAAGTTCGCCATTGCCGTGTGCGAGGTGCTGGGTATCAAGCCCCACAACGTGAAGCGCATCGTCATTGAAGCCGACGCTCAAGATGTGCTGAATGTCCATGTGGACTTCATCCCCAGCCTGGAAGCGACGCAAGCGATGCCGGCCATCTGTGACGCGCTCAGCGCCGACCCCAAGGTAGTGGAGCTTCGCTGGGTCCGGGGCGTGCAAGACGCAACCAGCATCACCGACGACCTCAAGAGGTGGACCGACTGATGCTCTACACATGCGATGACCCGCAGTTCGCTGGGGCCTTTGTCGAGTTCTCGGAACAGTGGAGCGTGCGGCAGCGACGGGCGCTGATTACGGAGACCGGCGAGGAGTATGTGCAGCTCCTCGCCGCCAAGATTGAGGCGCTGCATCTGCCGGCCGTCGAAGGCGAGCCCATCACGGAACCGGCGCAGTTCAACCAGGAGAACATCGACCGCATCGACATCCGGTTGTTTGAGTGGGTGCGGCGGCAGACAGTGCAGCTCCTGGTGGACCTTGCCGAACTGGGGGAAGCGTACAGGCGGAGGCTATACGGTACATCCGAGGAGAAAGCCGAAGCCGAGTAGACCCGCCTGCTCCTCTCTTTGACGCCTACCTGATGCAGCGTTTTCGCCATATGGCGCTGGAACAGATAGACGCCATGGACTACCGCAGGCTGATGCAGGCGCTGGCCGCCGAAGGCATCCTGGAAGTGGAAGCGAAGCGGCTGATGCTGATACAGGGCAGAATCGACAAGCTGAACGACATGGACGAAGAAGCCATTGCCCGCCACGATGAACTCGTCGGCACGGCGAGCGACGGCCCCATGTTGGATGAGGGCGACGCATGACGACCACACGCATGGAAATGCTCGTCCAGGCGCGCAACCAGGCGAGCGGAGTCTTTCGCGAAGTCAGGGGCGACCTCGACCAGTTGAACACGGCTGCGGCCCTGGTGGGCGGCGGTCTTATCGGCATTGCCGCAGCCGGTGGCATTGATGCCATCGTCAACATGGGGCGGGCGGTGTTCGACCTCGGGCGAGAAGCGCAGGGGCTGGAGGCACTCAAGAGCGCCTTCGATGACTTGTCCGGTTCCATCGGCGCCAGCAGCGACGCGCTATTGAACTCGCTTAAGGGTGTCTCGCAGGGCATGATTGCTGACCAGGACCTCATCCTGGCCGCCAACCGCGCCATCATCCTGGGCGTTACCGACAGCACGCAGGAGATGGAGCAGCTGATGCAGGTCGCCATCACCCGCGGGCGGGCGATGGGCCTCTCGGCAACGCAAGCCTTTAACGACCTCGTCACCGGCCTAGGGCGCATGAGCCCGCTCATCCTGGACAACCTCGGTATCGTGACCGGCGGCGAGAAGGTCTTTGACGCATACGCCAAGTCGCTGGGCAAGACGACCGAGCAGCTCAGCGACGCCGAGAAGAAGCAAGCCTTGTTCAACAAGGTGATGGCTGAATCTCGCGACATCATGGCGGGCGGGATTCAGGGCAACCCCTTTGCGCAGATGGATGCGCAGATGGCAAATCTGCGCGTCAACGCCGGTAAGATGATGGCCCCGCTGGCAGGCGATATTGCCGGGAGTCTCGCCGACGGGCTGCGCGGGCTGAACGGCGTCATTGAAGCCGCCTTCGCCAAAACCGAATACGATTTCGCGCAGAAGTTCGGCTACGGCGTGGGGCTGCTGCTTGCCGAGGGCATCAAGGCCGGGCTGGGCGCAGGCGGGCCGATTGAGTTCCGCACCCTCTTTGGCGAGGACTTTTACAAGAGTGCGCAGGAGGCGGGCGCGGCGACACGGCAGGCGATTCTCGACGAAATGCCGGCCATCAAGAACGCCGTCGGCGATGCGCTGGGCAGCACGGACACGCTTACGGAACGGGCGGAGACGCTGCGGCGCATCGGGGAACTGCAAGCCGAAATCGCCGTCCAGTACAACGCCATCTTGGAAGACGCCAACCGCGCCATCCAGTTGCAGGCAGCCGGCAACGGCGACCTGACCCCTGCCATCCATAACGACATGCAGCAGCGCACCGGCGTGCTCCGGGAACTGCGCGCCGAATACGACCGGCTTGCCGCCACCTTGGGCAAGGTGCAAGGGCCGCTCAGCGAAACAGAGGCAAAGGCGCGTGCCGCTGGCACGGCCTGGCAGACCTTTGCCGGGGGCGCACGTGCGGCGGGTGGGGCGGCATCCGGCACGGTTGGCCCCATGCAGGCAGCGGCGTCGGCAGGCTTCTCGCTCGACGCTGCCCTGAAAGCCATCTCCGGTTCGGCTGGGGCGGTGCCGGGAGCGTTGGCGGCAGCGGGCGCAGCGGTAGACAGCATCCGCGGCAAGATGGTACAGGCGGCGCTGGCAGGCATGGAGATGGCGCAGGCGCTGGCTATAGCGCAGCGATACCAGGGCTTAGAGAAGCAGGGACAGCAGATTGCGCAAGGCCTGGGCAACCTCGGTTTCTACGAGCCGCAGGACATAGCTTTCTATGTGGACGTCAACACACAGAAGGCGCTCCAAGAGGTCGATGCGCTCGCTGCCGAGGCGCTGCGGGTCAAGACGACGCTGACCGACATCAATGTCGGCGTGCCCCTAGGCGGCGATGAGGCGGCCAAGCGTGGAGCGCGCACGCAAGGCGAGTACCTGGACGCGCTCAAAGATACGAACGAGGAAACACGCGCAGGCGAGCGCGCGGCGGTCAAGTTTGGCGACAGCGTGGCCGGGTCGTCGTCCTATGCCAAGAAGGCAACTGACGACCTGCGCGAAGGATTCGGGCAACTGGGCGCCGGCATCGAGGACGCCATCGGCGGGGGCGGCGGTGGTGGCGGCGGGGGCGCAACTGGCGCTATCGACGGGTTGGGCGTCTCTCTCGATAATCTCCGGGGCAAGGTGGAGGGCATCCTCGGCAATGCGTTGAGTGTCGATGTCGGGGTCAACCCGGCCGACTTTCTGCCCCGTGAAGACGCGGTCAACGAAGACGCTCGCCGCCTGGCCGACGTCATGGTCAAGGGTTTTGAGTCGCCCTGGTATGAGTTCCTGTCTCAGAAGTTCCCGGGCATGTTCGACGGCGCCGGGGACATCAAGGAGAAGGCGGCGGCCATCATGCGCGACTTTCAAGCTGGCTTGCGCCCTGAGCTTATCGACAAAGATACGGTCAAGGAGCAGGTCAAGCGCATGCTCCTCGGCGACGCCAACATGGCAGCCCTGGCCGATGAGATTGCGCAGGAGCTGGCGGCAGAGATGGGGGTCAGCCTGGAACGGGCCAAGCAGAGCGTGGGCGCGGTCATGGGTCTGAGCGGCGGCGACGCGACCGGCGCCGGGACAGGGCTGGCCGAAGGGTTTGCCGACGCCACCAACGGCGAGAAGATGGTGGGCGACCTGGTCGTCCGCATGGAAGCCGCCTACGTCAAGCTGCAGACCTCGGGCGCAAAAGCGGGCGAGATGTGGGGCACGGGGTTTATGTCGGTGGTGGAGACGGGCGTATCCGTGCCGCTTATCCACCTGTTGGCCGTCCTGGTGACGCCGGCCGTGCTGGCCGAAATCCAGCGCCAGGCGTCGCAGACAACCCCTCCCTAGGTGAACTATGCCCGCTCCTGTACTAGCCGGCCAGACGCTGGCGCACCCAAACGCATACCGTCGCCCACGTGGGTACCGCGGCGGCCACCAAATCATGGCAGATGGGTCGCTGCTCACGGATCTGGTCAGCACCTCGCCGAAGTGCCGCTTCGAGCTGTCGTGGAACGTGCTCACCGACGCCCAGCGCAGCACGCTGCAAACGGCCGTGGACGCCATCAAGGACACGACCGGCAGCTATACAGACATCGACGGCACGGTCTACAGCGTGACGCTGGATGAGAACTTCTTGGAGCTGGAATTTGAAGCCGTCAAGAAGCCCGGCGGGCCGCTGTGGCGGGCAACGCTGAAACTGAGGCAGGTATAGATGCCCCGCGCAATAGCCTTTCGCCTCTATGTTGCCTGGGACGGCAGCAACTATATCAACGAGTCGGCGCGGCTTGTGCAGGCGACCGGCGAGAACCGTCTCACCAGCCCTGACCAGGTGGGGAGCGGGCGCGGCATTGTGGACCGCTGCAACCTCGAACTCGCCAACCAGGACGGCCGTTTCAGTCCGCTCAACACGGGGAGCCCGCTCTACGGCAGCCTGCAAAACGGCGGCGCCTACCACCGGCCGATGTATTTGGAAGTGAGCATTGACGGCGGCGGCACGTATGCCAGGGTCTTCTCCGGAGTGGTCAAGCTGCCCCAGGAGCGCACGGCCAACCAGAACGGCACCGCGGCGGTGCAAATTGAATGCCGCAGCCATGACGAGCTGCTGCTCGGGCGGCGCATGTCCACCACGTCGGCCAACCTGCGGGCCATCAATGCCGCCGGTTACACCGAGGCCGACATCATCGCCGACTGGCTGACGCAGGCGGGCAAGAGCGGCGTCATCGACGACGGCCTGTTTGTTATCCCCTGGGCCTGGATGGACGACGAATCCGTCTTGGAGGAGTTGTGGCAGCTCGCCTTTGCGTGCGGCGGGCGTTTTTACTGCGACCCCGACGGCGTCTTCCGCTACGAGGATGCTACCCACTGGCTGAAAGCGCCGCACACCACCAGCCAGGAGACGCTCTCCCGCAGCACCTTTTTCAGCTTGGAACCGGTGTATGCCGACAATGAGCTGTACAGCAACATCAGCGTCGAAGCCTCGGCGCGGCAGCGGGGAGCCAATGCCCTGTTGTGGGAACCGGATGAGCCGGTAGTGGTGCCGCCCAACAGCAGCAAGAGCATCACCGCACGGCTGCGGCAGCCCGCCTACAGCATCGATGCGCCCAACTTTGCGGCAGCGACGGCCGGGGGCAACAGCATCACTGGCAACGTCTCCGTCGCCGTCGTGACGGCCAACGCCCAGCGCATCGAGCTGAACGTCACCAACACGCACGCCACGGAAGCGGCCTACCTGCACCCATTCAGCATTACCGGCGTCAACCTCCTGGGTGGGCCGACGTTGGAGGAGACACGCGACAGCGCAACGCACGGCAGCAACGGCGCCTGGTGGGCGGCACGCGGCACGCGCTCGAAGACGGTGCGCGGCAACCCCTACATCCAGACCGGCGCGCACGCCGCCACGTTGGCGACGTTCCTCTTGCAGCGCAGCGAGCGGCCCCGGCTGACCTACAAGCTCGGCCGGTGCGCAGGCAAGCCCAGCCGCCGCTGCGGCGACCGTGTGACCCTCAGCGACCCTACTATCATGAGCAGCGACCGGGCAGCCTTCATCACCGGTATTTCATGGCGCCTGACGTCGAACGGCTTCTCGCAGGACATCGAAGCCATTGACGCCGCCGGGCTCTACCCGTATGAGACGGAGGGATACTTCGTCCTCGGCACGCACACCCTGGGGGCGGCAACCAAGCCGATATTCTACTAATGCCCTACACCAACATTCCGACCCTCGCCGATGGTCAGATTCTGACGGCGGCGCACCTGAACCTGCTGGCAGGCAATGCCAACTTCCTCGGCGGCTTAGGTGGCGTACCGGCGGTTTCCTTCCCGCACTACACCACCTCCACCGGCGGCAGCAAGAGCTGGCACATCCGGCACCGGCACCGCTACCTGCACGTCTACGTGGACTTCGTCGCCAATCCCGACTATTTCCAGGTCTATTACAACAATGTCCAGGTGTACAACAACGGCGACCCGAGCGGCACGCTCACGCTGAACCTGGACCTCAACGGTCTGACCCTGGCTGTCGGCGGCTGGTATGAAGTGCGGGTTAACGCCGGGTTTGTTGGCGGGTCGAGCATGTCGGTCAAGCTCATCTGGGAATCGCCCACGTAGGAGGCGCTGTGGCCATCAAAGTCTGGCAGCATGGCGACCGGCCCACGGCGGCGCAAATCAACGAATACAAAACGGTGCTCGATGCCGCCAATGCGGCAATGTCCCCGCGCGACGCCTACAGCCCCGGTGCACCCATGCAGTTGGCGGCGGAGCACATGACGGAGGGCAGTTTCACCGTGTTTCATGCCTATCGCTACCTGCACTTCGGCAGCACCGGCAAGCTGGTCAGCGCCGACGGGACGCAGGAGGTCAGTCTCAGCGAAGGCGATAACGAAGTCGGCGTCGTTGACCTGGAACGGCTCGACTGGCTGGCCTATGGCGTCACCTATTTTGTCACCGGCGTCACCTGGTGCCAGGAGGATTGGGAGGGCTGATGCCAAAGAACACGCCCGGGCGCATCATCGATGAGGCAGCCATCCGGTCCGCCGTCGCCTTTTACGGAGGCGGGGGCGGCGCAGGCGGCGCGCTGCCCAGTCACAACATCCTGCCCGACCTCGAAGTCGGCGACGCTCACCCGCACTATCTCAACGCTGCGCGCGGCGATGCCCGCTATGTGCCGCTGAGTCGCAATGTGGCCGCCGGTGAGGGCCTGACGGGCGGCGGCGCGCTGTCCGGCAACATCTCGCTGGCTCTGGCGCCGTCCATTGCCGGGGCGGCGCTCGCCTACAATGCGGGGGTGCTGGCCGTCGTGCCCGGCGAGGGCCTGGAACTTGAGACCGACGCCATCGGGCTCTCGGCAAGCGTGGCCGGGGCGGGCCTGACGTATGCAGCCGGGATACTGTCCGTCTCAACTGGGGCGGGCTTGGCGGTGGTAGTTGACAGCGTGGCACTGGTTACGCCGGGCACGCTCGCCGTCGGCACCAACAACGACGCGGACGGGCCAAGCAACAACGGGCAGCACACGCACGCCATTACCAGCAGCAGCAACCCCGGGGCAGCGGCTGCTCTCCTGGCAACGGATGCGAGCGGCTACCTGCAACTGGTGCGGCTGACCCTCAGCGACCGGCTGCGCGCCAGCTTGCTGGATACGGCCGCAGCCGAAAACATGACGCTGCAGCCCGGCGGCGACGTCGTCCTCGACCCGACCGGCAATGACGTCTTGCCCGGCAACGCCTATGACATCAATCTCGGCACCCTCTCAAAGAAGTTCCTGAGCTTGCATGCTGCGGAGCTGTGGGTAGAGACGCTCGTCGCCCAAAGCACCATCGCCACCATCGGCGGGCGCATCATGGTAGGGCCGACCACGATTCTCACACGCGACCTCGCCCCTGCAGCGACCACGGTTTACGTCAAGCACAACCAGATGGTGTCAGGCGACCGCGCTTACATGGAAGCAGGCGGCCAGTTGGAGTTTCTTGCCGTCACCTCGGCGGGCACGCTGCAAGGCGCCGGAGATTATGCCTACACCGTGACGCGGAATCTCGACGGTACCGGCGCAAACCAGTGGTATGCCGGGGACGCCCTGTTTAACACGGGCCAGGCGGGCAACGGCTTCATCGACCTGTACAGCCTGTCGGGGATTCCGCGCGCTGGACAGAGCGGGCAGCGGGCGGGGCCGACCATCGTCGGCAACGTGCGGCTGTCGGCTACCTACAACGATTTCCGCGAGCGGTGGGCCGTGGGCAACCTAAATGCGCTCTACGACTATGGGGCCAACGAGTACGGCGCAGCGTTCGGCAATCCGCTGGCCTCATGGCTGGGGGCAGATGCTACCAACGGCGTGCGCATCATGCAGGGCACGACCAAGCGCACGCAACTGGACATCAACGGCAACCTGCGCTTCTACAACAGCGCCGGCAATGAGGTCATTGTGCTCGACAACGCCGGCAACAGCTTTTTTGCGGGCGTGATGAGCATCGGCACGGCGGGCGAGATTCGGCAGGGCACCGGGACGCTCGGCGTGAGCTACACCGGCCTGCGCATCTGGCGCGACACGAACGTCGGGCGCATTGCCGGCTACAGCAACGACCTGCTGCAATGGCACGTCGGGACGGATGGCAAGCTCTATGCGGGCGGCGGCAATGTCAAGCTCGATGCAAACGGCGTAACGCTGCCGCTGTGGGCGCCTGAACTGGTGGAGCTGTCGGGGAAAATCAAATGGCTTGTTCCTGGTACGGAGAACGGCTACAGCCTATATGCGGCGTCGGGGGTGTTTGTCCTCAACGTCCCTGTGCCACTCAACACGCATGTGCTGGAACTGCGGACTAATACCAATACCTACAAATTCTGGTCAGAACTCAATCTCCCCTCGCCCGCCAGTCTCACCGGCGCAACCTTCAGCGGCGCAGTCAGTGTCCCGAGCTTCAAAAACGTTGGCGGCGCCTACGCCAGTGACAATGCCCACGCATTTACGACAGCAAACGGCAGCGCCTATCAAGCCGTTGTCGCGCTCAGCTTCACGGGCACAAACCTGAGTCTGTCGGGCGGCGTGTTCTCCGCCAGCGCACTTGGCTTCCGGGACGGCTTATCTGTGCCGCAGCGCATTTATGCCGGCGGGTTGCTGGTGGCAAATGACTACAGCACTTCCGCCCCCAACTATCCTGGGCGCATCCCCGCCAACGGCATCTACAGCCTCGGTCCGGTTGCCATTGCCACCAGTGACGGCGCAGGCAGCGGCTACAACCTGGACGTGTCTGGTGATGCGCGCGTGCGCAGCAGTGTGGCGGCCCCGTTACTGCGTCTGACGACGACAACAGCACCCACGGCGGTGGCAGGACAGGCGGTAGTGCAGTTCGACGGCACTAATCTCAAGGTGACTCTCCCGGGTGGGACGGTCAAGACAATCAACTGGACATAGGAGGCTCTATGGCACTCACGCAGCGCCAAATCAATTGTTTCGAGAAGAACTCGCAGTTTGTGAACGAGGTGGCGGCGGCGCTGCTGGTCATTGCCGCCAACACCATGGCGCAGGCGCTGGTCGTGCTCAACACGCCCGAGGCGAGCGAGGTCGAGCGAACCTTTGCGGCCATCCGGCAGCGCATCGCTGACCAGATTCTGCGTGAGCAGGGCATCAACGTACAGGGTGCAACGATGGGCATGGGTATGCCCGCACTCCCAGGTCAGACCGCAACCGGGGGGAGTACGGCCATGAGATACCTGATACAACAGATGCTGCTCCAATCCACCTGGACGATGACTCCCGACCAGTGGGCGGCAGACGAGATGCTGGCGCGGGCCACCATCACGGCGAGCATGGCGACCCTGATGCAGAATCTCACAGCTATTCCGACGCAACCATGAGCAACCGAAGGAGACGCAGACACATGGATACGCAGCAGCAACAGGACGACGTAACCGAGGTTACAGCCACGCCGGAACCGGGCACGCCGGAACCGGGCACGGCCGAACAGCCCAGTGAACAGACTGCCGCCGTGCCGGACCCGATTGCGGTCAAGGCGCAACAGGCGCTGGAACGCATGAGCTATTTGACGCTCAGCCTCGTCCAGCAGCGTGAGGAGCTGGCGCAGCAGGAGCGCGAGGCTGAGCTGCTGGCGGCAGACATTGCACAGCGCCGGCTGCGCATCACGGCGCAGGAGGAGGAACTGCAACGCGTCCGCGGCGCAGTGACCGTCCTAAACCAACTGCAACAGGAACTTGCCCAGGGGGCCAAATGAACACGCACCGCACCCACATCACCGCCATCACGATCCTGACCATCCTCTTGAGCCTGCTGGCGTTCGCACCGGCGCAAGCGCAGACACCCACCGCTACCCCGGCGACAGGCAGCTACATCCTGCGGCCGGGGGCTGGCGGCGGTTTTATCATTGAGCTGCGACCGCACACGCCGACGCCGCGCCCGACCGCAACGGCGACGCGCACGCCTGTGCCGACGATGACGGCTACGGCGACCGCTACGCCCCAGCCGCCCACGGCGACCGCCACGGCACTCCCGGCGACGGCCACCAATACCCCAACGGCGCTCCTGCCCACGGCGACGGCCACAGCCACACCGACACAGACGCCGCCTGTGCAGGCGACAGGGCCGCTGACGGTCAACGTGCCACTAACGGGCCTACTGCCGGGCGACGAGGGCTTTAACGCCAACAACTGGGGCATCGTCTGGGCCGGGGACATTTCGCCCGCAGGCGGCTACAGCCAGGCACGCATCATTGGGGGCGACTCTGGCGTGCTGGTGTACGTCCAAAACATGACGCCTAACGCAGGCGGCACGTTCGGACTCAACCTCAACGGCCGCGCCTTTCCCGGTACGCTGCGCGACGGCAGCGGCTGGGAGTACGGCGGCACAGGCATCGGCTGGCGCGGCTGGTCTGCGTCGCGGCTGATACCGTGGGCCGAGTTGGGCGGCAAGCCGCAGCCGGGGGACGTGTGGCCGCTGGTGCTGACCAGCGTGGGCGGCGAGCAGTGGGTGGGCGTGCTGCACTGGGGCCTGCCCGAATACGCCGGACAGACCGGCACGCATACCGTCACGGTGCCTGTAGTGCGCGACGCCAGTCTTGGCGGCGGCACTGATTGTGGCAACGATGACGACCCCAACAACAGGCTCTCGCCGACGTGGTTTGCGGACTGGGGCGGACTCTCGCGCGGGATGTGGGGCAGCGGCACAATCAACCTCGGGCAAATCACCTACGCCAACGTGCAGAACCAGTGGGATACGACCGACTGGCCCTGCTATGCGCGCTACCTCGCAGCCTGGCAACTGCCCGCACTGCCGGCCGGCGCCACTGTAACCGGTGCGTGGCTAGATGTATACAACTTCGGGCATAGCTGGCCCCGGCCCGGCGACCCCCAAATGGACACGCTCTACACCACCATCCAGGCGCACGACGTGTCGCCGCAGTGGGATGAGACGGCGGTCACCTGGGACAATGCGCCTGCGCCGCGCGAGAATGTGTCATGGACGCGGTGGGACCTCTGTGCCGAGGGCGCAAACTGTACGCGGGCCCTGGACGTGACCGAGATTGTGCGCCGGGCCTACGCTGCCGGGTTGCCGGATGCGGCGGCGCTGCTGTATACCGCTGCGGGGAGCTATCACAGCGGTCCCTACATTTACACGCGTGAGGGCGGTACTCCGCCCGTCGTGCGGATTAGCTACGAGCTGCCAGGAGGGCCAGTATGGACACCCACCCCACCCCCACTGCCTACCGCAGAGCCTACCAAAACACCGCCACCCGCACCGCCGAGTGCCACGCCTACCGCGACGAGCGCGCCGCCTGCGACGGCAACGCCAACCATTGCGCCGAGCGCAACGCCTACACGCGCTGCGCCTACTGCGTCACCTACGCCGTCGTCAACCTCGACGCCTACGCCGGTGCCGCCACAGACGGCGGGCCGGACCTACTACCTAAGCCCAGCGGGCAGTGACAACGCAGCCGGTACGTTCGCCGCACCCTGGCGCACGTTCGCCAAGGCGTGGCAGACACTCCAGCCGGGCGACCTGCTCTTCCTGCATGATGGCACCTACACGCCGGACACAACCGGGGTCATGCAGCCCAACGGGCGCAACGGGGAACCGGGCAAGCCGATTACCATCAAGGCGCTGAACGACGGCAAGGCCACAATCGACGGGCAAGGCACGGCCATCCCCGTCAAGCTCGGCGACAACTGGCCGGGCAACATCGGGGATTGGTACGTCCTGGAGGGCGTGGTCGTGCGCAACGGCATGGACAGCGTGCTCCAGGTGCGCGGCAACCACAACGTTCTGCGCCGCGTGTCGGTCTACAATGGCGACCCGGACGACAACACGCAGAACGTGCTGCTGTGGGGCAATGACAACCTGCTCGAAGACGCCATCGTCGGCGGTGCGGGGCGCTACATGGTCAACGCCTACACGTCGCGCGGCAACACCATCCGGCGCGTGCTGACGCTCTGGCAGGGGTGGGACGGGCGGCATTTCTGCGGGGTGACGTGGCCCAACGGCAACGCCATCGGCGTGTACAACGCATCTAACACCACGATCGAGAACGCCATCGCCTACGGGCGGGCGGTGACGGGGATTTTCATCCAGGCGAACGCGGACAACGCCACTGCCAACAACAACGCCATCCTGGGGAGCATGGCGCTCAACAGCGGGCGCGACTATGACGGCAGTGTATGGCGCTACGGCTCCCCGACGTGGCCCGACCCGACGCGGCCAGGGCCGACCGCGGACAGGTGGAACGGGCGAGACTGCACGGACGCGGTCACCAACCTCGGACCGAATCAGCGCACCGGTTTTGAGCTTTGGGGACAAGGCACCGTCACCGCCAACACCTACCGCGACGTGCTGGCGGCGGGCAGCGTGGGCTACGGCCTGAGCGTGCAACACCCCTATGGCGCGGGCGCGCAGGGCACGGTCATCGACCATGCGACCGTGCGCGGGACGGGCGGCGTAGAGCTGGATAGCAGCGATTACACCATCACCAACTCGCGGCTGGAGGGCACACGGTACGCCACCCAGGGCGCGGGGATGCGGCCGTTGGCCTATGTGGACCGGGCGGCAGTCGGCACGCTCACTAGCTGGCCGATGGATGGCCGGGCGCGGGCCGAGTTGGGACTGAGCATCGACGAGCTGTGGGCAGCGGCGTTGGCAGACGCGGCGCTGCCGGTGCCCGCGGGCGGGACGCAGTTGGGCAGGTAGGGGCGACACATGGCAATCGCGTTTCGGGCAGCGGCCACCGCGCAGGGCAGCGGCAACAACCTCACCATCGCCAAGCCTACGGGGGTAGTGCAGGGCGACCTGTTGTTGGCGGCGTTTGGCATCAAAACCAACGACGGCATCAACAGTGCGCCGTCTGGTTGGACGCTGCTCGATTCGCTGCTCAACGGCGGCCACGGTTGCGCGGTCTACTACAAAGTGGCCGGGGCGTCGGAGCCGACTTCGTACACGTGGAACTACGGCAACGAAGAATGGGACGAGATGGCGGGGGCCATCGTCGCCTACAGCGGCGTAGACACCACGACCTCCGTCGAGGCGTACACCGAATTTGGCACGACGCATAGCAATTTCAAGGCGCTCAGCGTTACGACGCTCAGTGCCGATGCGGTTCTCCTGGCCATCGCCGGTACGGGCGAATGGGCGTTCGCCAACTCGACCACGACCGTGCCAAGCGGCTACACGCAGCGCGCATCCATCAAGACGGGCGGCACGGGCGGCGTGCTGCTGGCCGACAAAACGCAAGCCACTGCGGGCGCGAGCGGCGACGCGTCGTTTACGCCGAGTGACTTGTATTTTGTCGTCACCTACCACCTGGCGCTCAAGCCCGCGGGCGGCGGCAGCGTAACCAAGACTGTCACGGACGCCGGTGCAGGCAGCGACGCCATTGCCCAGCTGCGCGTGGCGTTCGGCGTCACCGATGCGGGCGTAGGCGCAGACGGGCTGGGAGGACGGGCGGCGGCGGTCGCAACTACCGACAGTGGTACGGGTGCGGACGCGCTGGGCCAACTGCGGGCGGTGCTGGCGGCGGTTGACGCCGGCGCAGGCACGGATGCGCTGGCCCAGATGCTGGCGGCGCTTGCGCTGGCAGACAGCGGCGCCGGAGTGGACGCGGTGAGCGTGCTCGCGGCTGCGCTCAAGCAAGTCCTGGACAGCGGCGCAGGCGTGGACAGTGTGCTGCAACTGCTGGCAGGGGTGACGGCCGCTGACGCCGGGACGGGGCTCGACCTCGTGGCGCAGCTGCTGGCGCGGCTCAACCAGGCCGACGCTGGAGCCGGGACCGACGTCATCGCCGGCCTCGCTGCGGCGCTGGGCATAGCGGACAGCGGCGCAGGCGTGGATGCGCTCGGCAGTGTGGCTGCGGCGCTGACGGTCGCCGATGCCGGGACCGGGGCCGACAATCAGGCGGTGAGTGTCACGCTGACGGTGACGGACAGCGGCGCGGGGGTTGATGCGGCGCTCCAGCTGATCCTCATTGCCGTAGCCGATGCGGGCAGCGCAGTAGACAGCCTCAGCAGCATCACGGCGACGATGACTGTGCCGGACGCTGGCGCAGGCGGCGAGCTGCTGACGGTGGCGGCAACGGTGAGCGTGGCCGACGCGGGCAGCGGGGCCGAGGCGCTGGCGCTGTTGACGGAGGCGCTGAAACAGGTGTTTGACGCCGGCTTTGGCGCTGACACCGTGCTCCCGCCTGCGGTGAGCGTGACGGTGAGCGACGCCGGCAGCGGGGCCGAGGCGCACACTATCAGCGTGACGCTGAGTGTGGCTGACGATGCGGCCGCGAGTGACCTTGTAACCATCGTTACGGGGGCGATCCGGACGGTGCTGGACCTGGGCGTCGGGGCCGACCTGGTGAGCGTGGCAGTGGCGCCGCTGCTGGTTGCGGATGCGAGTGCAGGCAGTGAGACGACGGGCGTCAATGTGGCGCTGACGGTGAGCGACGCCGGCAGCGGCGCAGACAGCGTACTGCAGCTCATGCTCATTGCAGTAGCGGACCTGGCTACCGGCGTGGATGCGGTCGGCAGTGTGAGCGTCAGTGTGCCGGTGGCGGACCTTGGCCAGGGCCTCGACGTGCTGGGCCAGGTGCGGGCGGTACTCAATCTGCTCGACGCTGGCGCAGGTCTGGATGTCACGGTTTCTTTCGATTCGGCGGTGCGGATCGTGAAGATCATCTTCACGCTGCGCGCCCGCCGGATTGTGTTCGGTTTCAGCACGCGCAGCATCACATTCGGGTGGGCGCTGCGGTTGGTTGGGTTTGAACTATCAGGAGTTGGAGGTAACGAGTGAACACGGAACAGATTTTTTACAGGACACGCTGGCAGGTCACCCGCTACGCCGATGAAGCTGGGTTTGCGGCGGGGAAGGCTTCGGCGGTGGTGGGCGGCGACGGCAAACAACTGCCGGCCGTCTCGGTCGTGGAGGGGAACCTCCTGCTGCAAGAGGGCATTACCCGGCTGCTGAACCTGCTGATCGGCGGCGGCGGCACGGTGTACAGCAATGCTAACGCCCGCATCGGCGTCGGCGACGGCGCACCCAGCGCGCTCGCCGGCACGCTCGGCTTCACCAGCGGCTCGGCCAACGTCACCGGCACCGGCACGTCGTTCACCACGGCGCTGGCGGTGGGGGATCACCTGGTGGGGCCGGACGGCCAGATCTACACCGTCCAGACCATCACCAACAACACGGCGCTGGTCCTGACCGGCAACTACGCCGGCGCGACGCAGAGCGGCGTCACGGTCAACAAAATCACCCGCGCCATTGCCACCCAGACGGACCTGCTGGCAAGCACTAACAAGCTCTATAAAGCGATGGACGCCACGTTCCCGCAGATCAGCGCGCAGACCGTCACCTTTCAGGCGCAGTTTACCGGTGCGGAGGCAAACTACGCGTGGAACGAGGTCACGGTAGACAACGGCAGCTCGGCGGCGGAGAACTTCAACCGCAAGGTGGCATACAACGGGGTCAAGGCCTCGGGCCAGGTCTGGACGTTACAGCTGAGCGTAACAATCGGATAGACTATGAGGCAACCCATTGAGCAGGTGAACGAGAAGTCCACCGCATATCTCACCGCCACCTTCAAGGACAAGGCTGGGGTCGCACAGGCCCCAGCTTTGGCCCACTACCGCATCGACGATGTCGAAAGCGGGCAGACGGTGCGGGGAGAGACGGAAATCACGGCGCCGGGCGCAGTCGTCGAGCTGGTCCTCACCGTGGTCGATAACACGCTGGTCAACCAAGCTGCCAAGCATGAGTTGCGGCGTGTCACTGTTGTAGGAGAGTATGGCGCGGGCGACGCTGTGACGGCTGAGTATATCTATGATGTCGTCAATCTGAAGGGCGTCAGTTAGGCAAGAAGTTTATGCGCGTACTGGTCATCGCACCCGACCAGCCTGGAATCAACACACGGCCGGAAATCCGGCAGATTCAGCGCCGCCACCACATGTCAGTGCTGGACGGCACGGTAACGGCAACGGACATCTATGAATGCTGTAGAGAAACGCACTTCGATGTGCATCACTACGCAACGCACTCGGGGCCGGATGGCGTGGAGCTGTCCAACCAGGTCATCTTCGGCCCGGAGGAGATTGCGCAGGTGGCGCGTCTCAAGGAAACGCAGACGTTGTTCTTCAACAGTTGTCAGGCGGGCAAGCTGGCGAGCTATGCCGTGCGTCACGGCTTGCGCTATGCTGTCCACACCAACATCGACCTGGAGGACGCCGAAGCCTGGAAGGCGGCCATTGCCTTCTATGGCAGTATGGAGAACGGGCACGCCAAGGACATCGTCGGTGCCTATGTAGTGGCGGATTCGGGCGACGGCGAATATGGGCTCGCCGTTTCGCCCACCTATATCCAGGAACTGCAAGCCCGGGCAGCGGCGGCCATTTTGCCCACAGCGGGCATGGTGACCATCAACCGCTGGCAGATGGTGCTATTCGGCATCGGCGTCCTGCTGGCGTCGGGTGCCTGGACGATGCTCATCAATGTGCTGTCGGGCCGGTAACAGAGGGGGAACCATGCATGTAGGCTTTCTGGCGCAGGAATCCGCCACGGTCGCCAGCGCAATGTCACTTGTCTTCGCGGCGATTATCTTGTTCGCCTGGCTGCTGGGCTTTCGAGCGCGGTGGATGCTGTTTGGTGCGGGCGGTCTGCTGGGGCTCTGCGTCTACTGGGGAATGCTGGCGGTGTCCGCCGGGCCGGCGCCGGTGGTCAGTCGAGCGGACATCGCCTTGTGGGTGCGCGTCGTCTTGCTGGTGGCGTTCTCATTCCTCACCGTCGCCTTCGGCCTAATCGCCGGGCGGCTGTGGCGGTGGGGTAGGATTTGACTGCGAATTTTCGCAGTCAAAGGCCGTCAAGCGGCAAGAGAGTCAGCAGCACCTTCGCTCCACCTCTGTTCCAACTCTGCCCGGTCGCCAAAGCGCAAGTTTGGCGGCTGCAACTGCCCGCCGCTGCGCAGCCGCATCAACGCATCCTGGACGTTGTCGCAGTAGCGGGGCGAAAACTCAATGACCTCGAAGTGCAAGCCGCCGTCCGGCTGCACTGTCACGCGATAGCATTTCGTATTACCGGCCATGTTGCCTATCCTCGTTTCGCATGAAGCAGTAGGGGTTGACTGACAATCTCACCGAACGCATCCACGGTGTAGGCGTCCAGCGCCACATCACCGTTGACCTCGGTGCCGTCCCATTTTTGGGGCCATGTGTTGGCGGCCCAGAGTTCGCGAATGCGAGCTTCCTCCTCGGCGTTCACCAGGTCCACCCGCGCCCGCAGTTGGATGTCCTTGATGCGCTCTAGCCCATACGCACGGGCCTCCATGGTCAACGGTCCCAGGCGCTGCACGTTCTGCGCCCACTTGCCGTCTTTGCGTAGCTCTGGTTCGCTCTTGCGCTTGCGGTTGCGTGCCAGCTTCAGCTCGGCAAAGAACGGCTTGAGTTCGAGCAGGGGCCGCAGGTGCTCCCATTGGGGTTGTCTGACTAAGCGTTCCAGGGCGTTGTCGCGGCTGGCGAGGTTGCAGCCGACGCAGCCTGTCCTGACCTCGTCCTCGCCGTAGACGGCGGCGATGCCGGATGTGTCTAAGCCATGGCGCTCAGTCTCGAAATAGAGAAAATCGAAGACGTGGCATAGCCGCCAGTGCAGGAGCGGAGCCAACGTATCTGCGACGCTCTCCGGTGTCGCTACCTGGAACCAACCCTGGCCGCACTCGCCGCTGTCCTTGCTGCAAGAGACCGCGATGCGCTGGTCCCTGACCGCCGACTCACCAAGGCGCACACCGGTGAGCATGAGCACCTTTTGTCCTGCAGCCTCTCGAATATGGTTTAGTGCGGCGTACATCGGCAGAATCTTGAGCTGTTCCGTGCACCAGCGAAAGGTGTTGCTGGGCGGGGGGACGCCCCTGCCCAGCATGTAGACATAGAAGCGGTCGTCCATCTCCGGTAGAACTACCTGAGCGTTGCAGCCACGCGTCCGCACGCTCTCCAAGATGCGCAGCGCCGCAGCTTGCAGCGGCGGCAGCTCCTGCCGGGTGTCGGCGTAGAGCACCGTGAGCGACTGCGGCGCTTGAACCCGACCGGCAGCCAATGCCCACAGGACAAAGGCAACTGTCGCCGTCGAGTCTTTGCCGCCGCTGTAGCCGATAGCCCAGTGGTCATAGCGCCGGCCGTACTCTTGCAGGCTGGCGACACTCATCTCGATGGCGTCGTCGAGCGTCAGCCGCTCGGCTTCAAAAAGGGATAAGTTGCGCATTAGTCCGCCGCCATCGGTCGCTCGTCGAGCAGGTCAAACAACGTCGGCGCCGCCCGCTCTGCTTCTGCGTCCTGGCAGTAGCGCACGCCCCAGGCAAAGTATTCCGGGTTCAGCTCGCACGCCATGCCCCTGCGCCCCAGCTTGATTGCCCGGTAGGGCACGGTCATCAACCCGCCGAAGGGGTCGTAGACCAGCTCGCCGGGGTTGCTCCACCGCTCGATAACCCGGTCCACGATATCAAATGGCAACGGGCAGACGTGGTTTTCCACCCGTCGAGACGCCTGCTCCATGTTGAGGGTGCGCATGCTGACGACGTCCGTCCAGACCAGCGGCGATGCACCGGCCGGCGCTTGCGGCAGCATCAACCCGTAGGTCTTCGGCAGGCGGTCGGCATCGTCCAGCGCGTCGACGGCCGCCCGGTGCTGCTGGTAGTCATACTGCATATTGCGGCTGTATTCGGCGTACCAGCGATACACCTGGTTCCCCTCCATGCCCACCAGCCGCTCCGGAGGCAGGGCCGCCACTTCGTGCGGCGTCGGCATGCGGTCACCCGAGGAGCGCCAGAAACTATGGGCGTCGAGCTGCCAGCGGGAGACGGGGTACTCGTCCTTGGTGTGCACGACAGGCTCATCGGCGTACATGCGGGAGATGTCCGTCTGCCGCTTGCGGAACAGCAGCACATACTCCGGCATACCGACGCCCATTTTCGACCCGTCCTTGACCATCTCGGACCAGGTCAGACGGTAGGTTGAATTGTTCTCTCGCACCACATCGGTGGTGATGGTGATGCGGCCCATGAAGATAAAGCCGTGCTTGCGGAAGGCGGCGACGCAATCGTCGCTGAAGGGGTCCACGCTCATCACGCCTAGACCGTTCTGGTGCCCATAGAGCAGCCGGTCCTTCACGTGGATGGCCGCCACCCGGCCGGGCTTGAGCGCCCGCAGCAGGTGGGGGACCAAGAAGTCCATCTGCTGCCAGAAGATGACGTCTGTCGGGTTGTGGCCGAAGTCGTTCTTGCTGGGAGAGTATTCGTAGTGATTGCCGAACGGGATGGACGTGTGAATCAGGTCCAGGCTATCGTCGGCCAGGCGCTCCGCTTCGACCACGGTGTCATTGTTGATGGCGGCGAACAGGCTGCCCCGCACCTCATGGCGCTCGCTGCCGATGCTGCGTGTCAGGTTCATCTTGAGAGCCTCCGAACTGAGACCGAAGTCCCGGATAATCTGCGACATGTTGGCGACCAGGCGCTCATGCTGCGCCCACTTCTTCTTCATCACCTCGACCACTGTATCCTCGGCGTCGGTGTGGATGATGTGAATCTCGACGGCGCCCGTCTGGCCGAACCGCTGCGTGCGGTAGACCGACTGGATAAACTCCTCAAACTGGAAGCGGACGCCGACATAGACGTTCTTGCGGCAGTGGCGTTGGAAGTTGCAGCCGGAACCGGCAATCTCCGGCTTGGTTGCCAGAATGCGAATGTGGCCGTGCGAGAAGTCCAAGATGCGGCGCTCCCGTTCTTCCAGGTCCTGGCTGCCGAACACGTCCATGGCGTCGGGCACGGCCCGCATGATGGCGTGGCGCTCATCTTCCAGGTGGTGCCACAACAGCCAATGGTCGTCGGCGGCGCCGGCCGCCACAATCTCGGCAGCCTTGGCGATACGCGCCGGGAGGCTGTCTCGCTTCTCCCGGATGGCCTGCTGGATGGAGGCGGCGGAGTCTTTCAGCAAGAACCGCTGTCCCCGGTTGTCGCTCATCTCCCACGCCTTCTCATGGTCCGAGGCGATGCGGTGCCAGTAAATCTGCAGCGGCGGCAGGATGTAGCCGTCGTCACTGTAGCCAAGGTCAGAGGGCTTCTGGATGAAGATGGCCCACGACGCCACCCACATCCAGAACTCTCGCTCGCCGTGCGGGTGCAGCCGCAGGTTGCCCGCCTTCTGCGGGTCCCGCTTGAACCAGCGGGTCAATGCCTGCCCGCTGTCCATGACGCCTAGGAACTGGGCGTAGTAGATAAGCTCCTTGTAGTCGTTGGGCGACGGCGTCGCCGTGCAGACAAAGCGGTAGGGCACATCGGCGAGCACCACCTCGAACGTCTGCTGTGTCTGGCTTCCCAGGCTGCGCAGGACGGAGCCTTCGTCCAGGGAGACGCACTCGATATGTTCGCTCAAGAACTTGTGCGAGATGTCGCCATCCCGCACCCGTTCATAGTTGGTGATGAGATAGGGGGTATCGGCGGCCAGGGCTTCGGCGTCGGTGCGCACATACTGGAAGCGCACGCCCATCTCGGGGCCGTCTTCTTCGCTGAACTGGTGCTTCACCCCCAGCGGGCAGATGATGAGTGTCCGGCCGCCGGTGCGGGCGTGAATCTGCCGCACCATCTCCACCTGCATCCGGCTCTTGCCCAACCCGAAGGCGGCGGCGACGAGGGCCTTACCCCGGGCCAGTGCCCACAGGACGATGTCCCGCTGATGCGGGAACAGTGACGGGTGAAGCTTCGACGGGTCAGCCGCAAAGCCGCCCGTCGGCTTGATGTCGATTTTGTTCTCCGCAATCCAGCGGTAATAGGCGTCGATGCGGGCGGAGGCGGCTGCGCCCAGGTCACCGGTGCGAATGATGCTGTCCCAGTTCATGCCGGCACCTGCTTTGTGCTCATGTACTCGTTGCAGCGGGTCAAGGCGTCGCCGCCGCGGATGTTGTTGGCCGCCATCCAGCGCAGGACGTCAGCCTTGGCGTCGTCGAACAGCGGCGGCAGGTCACCGGCCATGACCAGGATGCAGGCGATGTCATGGGCCAGTTCATTCGCCGCTTCCTGGCAGAAGCCGCCGCGCGTGCAGATGGAACACTGCCACTGCTCGTCGTACACCGGCGCCGGCCAGTGTTCGAGCGGGTCAGCCGGCGCACTGGCGGCAGCACTGCGAATCTTCGCAGTCACGTAGGCGGCCTGTACGTCCCCGGCGATGCGGGCGGGCACGTTGGCGGCTTTGCATTCCAGCAGCGTCTCGACCGCCTGCTGCACCGTGTCGGCGCAGGGCCATAGAGATGCGTACATACCAACCTGCGGCGTCGCTTGCCCGAACACCACAGACAGACTCACCCGCCCATCCGCCATGCGGTAGATTTTGCGGTGTCCTCGCATATACTTAGCCATAGTTCCTCAGCCTTTCTAGGAGATGGGGGTCCGGTCTGCCGTCACAGGCCAGCGCGACCAAGCGCCGCAGATGGCGCTTCGACACGGGCAGACCAGACAGCCCATCAGAATGTCTTGAACCCGGCAATGCTCCACAGCACCTTATTGCGCTCGACTTCGAGCCGGGCGAGGTCCACTTCGAGCTTGGCGTTTATCTCGGTGACCTGGCACGCATGCAACTCCTTCTCGTAATCCTCCGTCGCCAGCAGCAGCGCCCGGTCGCGCTCCTTGTCGTTCTTGCAATCGGCGGTGGCTTGCTCGTACAGCTGCGCGCGCATAAACCGCAGCACCAGTTCCCATTCGTTGACGTCGAGACGGGCCCGCGTGTGCTTTTCCAGCGCATCGGCCAGCGCCGTATAGGCCAGGTCGAATGTGTCGGGGTGCAGGTGGTCCAGGACCGATGCCAGGTCCATCTCGGGCGTCTCAGCCGCCGCCTGCTCGTTGGCGGTCGCCGGGAGAGTGGCCGGCTCCGAAGTAGTGGTTTGGTCGTACATGCGTCAGCTCCTGTGTGGAAAGAATTACAGCAATGTTGAAATTATAAGCGATAAAAAACTAATTGTCAACTATTATTTTCAATATTGCTGAAATCAGCGGGCAAAGAGAGACCTCCCCGCACGGAGGAGGTCAGTGTGCTACAGGTCGTCGCCTTCGACTGAGGCGGGGTCAATCCCCATGTGGTGCAGAAAGGCCAGCCGCCTGAGCTGGTCGTCTTCGTCCCGGTGCGCGGCTGCGATAGCCAGGATGAGCGCCATGCTCACCAGCCAGGAGAGACCGAGCAGCGCACCGGCGACGAAGTACATCACTGCGGGAAGGCTCCCACCTGCATCGCCCGCACAGCCTCAAACTCCTTGGCGAAGACGGCAGCGAACTTTTCCAACGTCTCGGCGACCATGACCAGTTCGTCATCAGACAGCGTGTGCCAGTCGGTGCGAATGTTGTCCGGCGTCTTGCCCTTGGTGTAGCGGGTCACCATCCACTTCGATGCGCTGTCGGTGTTCGACTTGCCGAAGACGGCCGCCACCCTGTCCAGGTAGTGCGCCTGCGCCGGGTTGAGTGCGCCGGCGTCGTCCTCGCCGACTTCGTCTAGCAGCTTGCGCTCGTAGTCCGTGCCCGTGACGTCGGTGGCCGGGGGCGGGGCCTTAGGGACTGCGCCGGCGTTCAGCCAGTCGAGGATGATGTCGGCCAGCTTGGCGTCAGGCTTGGCGAAAACCTTGTCCGTCAATGCCGAGCAGCGGGTCTTGACCACAGCCGCCACATTCTGCAAGTCCATGCTCAGGGTGATGTCGAACTCGTACTCAAGCCCTTCGCGCTGGATGGGGGCGGTGCCGACTTTCGTAATCTTGGTACGCCCGTCCTTGTCCTTGTCCTGGACGTAGTCGGCCTTGGCGCGCAGCGTGGCGATGATGTGCAGCGGCGAGCGGATGATGGTATCGGCCAACTGGTTCTGAATGGCCGTGCCATCCTTCCAGGCGGCATAGCTGTTGGGCGCCGTCCGGTTCTTGGCGGCCTGCGCCTTGGCGATTTCGTCCACCAGGTCAAGCAGACCACCCTCGCCAAACCAAGCATGCGAGAGCGAATCAATGACCAGGACGGTGTAGCCGGCCGCGGCGGCTTCGCCCATCAGTCTGATGTAGCGCCGCGGGTCGAAAGGCGGTTCCAACTCGACGACGTCGAAATCGAAGACGTCGGCGTACTTCGATGCTGAACCGTGCTCGGTGTCGAGCACGGCAATGCGCCCGCCGTGGCGCTCGACGATGCGGCTCGCCAGCTTGAGCGCGGTGTAGGTCTTGCCTGAACCGGAGACGCCGTCGATGCTCAGCCGCAGCTTGGCTTGCTCTTTGGTTGCCTTGCGAAACATATGTGCTCCTTGGGACTGCGTACATGGTTGCGTTTGCGCTGTGACTGTGCTAGAGTCGTAAGTGTTACTCCTGTGGGACGCCGAAGTTCCTTTCGCACGGCCGGGGCCTTGCCTCCCCGGCCTTCTTTTTGCCCAAAATTCAGCAGATACGAAAATAATAAGCCTAAATCGCCTAAATGTCAACTGCTATTTTCAGCTTAATTGAAAATATGAGACAAAGACGCAGCGCGGAGGAGAGCGGCCGGCGGCGCTTGCGCCGCGGTTACGAAGTAACCGTATTAGTATTGGATTTATACTTATACTTAATATTGGGCCGGACTAAATCATGATTAACTCATGAGTAGGTCATGACTAACTCATGATTAACTCATGAGTGCTGCATGATGTTTACTTGCATAGCTCATGCGTGGCTCATGCGTCGGTCCTGAGCAGTTCATGCGCTACTCAGGTTTTCGTCTTGCCTTGAGGGTCTCGACGGGGCTGTACTGGGCATGGGCGCGGCGCAGGTCTTCGTCGAGGAGCTTGAGATAGCGGTTGATGACCCGCAGGTCGCTGTGCCCCATGAGGCGTTGCAGCGTGGCGACGTCGCCGCCGTTGCGGAGGTAGCTCAAAGCAAAGGCGCGGCGGAAATCGTGCATGCCGGGCGTGGGGATGTCGGCCTGGGCGGCGCGGCGGCGGACAATCTGGAAGATGCCGCTTTTGGTCAGAGGGGTGCGCTGGCGGGTGCGCCAGAGCGGCTCACTGGCCTGCAGCTCTGGCAGGTGGCGCAGGTAGGCGTAGAGGGCGCGGCGCGTGGTGGCGCCGGCAAAGACGGTGCGCCACTTGCGACCTTTCCCCTCGCGCACCAGCACGGCCCCCGTGGCGAGGTCCACGTCGCCCATGGTCAGGGCGGTCAGCTCGGCATGGCGCAAGCCGGTATCGAGGAGCAGGAGCAGCAGCGCCCGGTCGCGGTCACCGGCAAAGGTCTTGCGCTCGCAGGTGGCGAGCATCTTGTCCAGGTCGCCCAGGTCGAGCGGGTCGAGCGGCGCATCGGGGCGGCGCGGGGCCTTGACCTTGGTGACGGGATTGACCCAGCCCGCCGGCGCATATTCGGCGGCGTACCAGTTGAGAAAGGCGCGCACGCTGCCGTAGATGTTGGCCCGGCCGCCGTCGCCGTGCTCCCGTTCGGCGAGATGCACCAGAAAGCGCCGCAGCGTTGCCGCGTCCACCTGCTCGGTGCGGGCGACGTCTTGTGCCCGGCAGAACGCCTGAAAGAGGGGCAGATTATGCTTGTACCAGTTGAGGGTTCCCGGCCGCAAGCCTTGCGCCTGGCGGTCGAGTTGGAATTCGGCGATGTCGCGGTCGAGGGGATTCTGGGCCGCCGATTTGTCGATTTTGGGGCGTCGCATAAAGCAAAACCTCCTTGCCTACTACATCTAGTAGGGCAAGGAGGCTGCACGCCTGCGCGTTGTGTTTGGCTCCCCGGGTTGGACTCGAACCAACAACATTTCGGTTAACAGCCGAACGCTCTGCCGATTGAGCTACCAGGGATTGGCGGAGCGCCATCTTGCGCATGGTGCAACCTGTGCCTACTGCCTGTAGTGGTTTGCCGTCTGTTCCTCGCTCTTGCCGTCAGCGGCGCTTGCCCGCCGCCGAATAGTTACCGTTCGCGCGCCGTCTGCGTGTCCAGCTCGCGCCGCAAGCCTTGCAAGCTGGCGAGCATCATCCGCAGCATGTCCAGGGGCAGGGGCAGCAGGAAGTGCGCCCACTCCTCCAACACGCTCCGCTTTTCCTCGTCCACCTCCACCACCAGCCGCCCGTTGCCCGGCCAGCAGGGCACGGGGTCCGCCGTACGGCAGGCGATGTAGTCAACACTCACCGCGAAGATGTCGGCCAGCGCCGTCGCCTGCGCCAGCGACATGGCAATCTCGCCGCTTTCCAGCATCGAAATGCCGGATGTGCCGCTCTTGACCCCGTTGCGGCTCAGCTCCTCGGCCAGCTCGCTTTGCGTCCATTTTCGTCCTTTGCGCAGGTCGCGCACTCTCGCCCCCGGCGTGCTCATCTGTCCTCCTGTCCGGCTGTGATGCAAAATTTCAATTTGGCTAAAATAATGGTTGACAATTCGCCCGCTTTGGTGGTATTCTGTCAGTATCGTTGAAATTTGTTCGAGGGGAGGTGATTGCATGGGTCGCAAGAAGATTTATCTGCGTCCGCCGAAGGTCGTCAAGATTCGCGCTGAGGACAAGGACCGCTTGAAGGTTCTGAGCGGCATGCTGGGCCAACAGCGCCAGCAGGATGTGCCGGAGACGCAGGTCATGACGATGGCGCTGGACGCGCTGGAAGCTCGGTTGTCGGAGGGTGCGCATGCCGCATGAGAGCATGATGTTGTCCTGTGTGAATTCCAGCCACGCTGGAATCTCTGCCCTTGCCTACCTTAAGACTAAAGGTGCCGGGGCGAATTGTCAAGACGGGAGCCGAGAATGGCAAAGGGGCGCATGCTCGCACGCAGCATCGCCTACGACCCAGCCTTCAACAAGCTGACCGTCGAGGCGCAACTGCTGTTCCTGCGTGCCATCCCTCATCTTGACCGGGATGGGTTGGCGCCGGGAGAGCCGGTAGTGCTGTGGGGGCATATCGCTCCGTTGTGCCCGCAGCTGCGCGACGTGACGGAGCGAGCGATAGGCGAGTGGGTGGCGCAGGGCCTGGTAGAGCGGTATGAGACCGACATGGGTCCGGTGCTCTGGTTCACGGGGTTCAGCCGCAACCAGGTCGGCATGGTGTACGCCCGGGAGGGGGCCAGCATCTACCCCCCGCCGCCGGGCTGCTGCCGGGAGGCAGACGGGTTGCAGCGCATGGCAAACAAGGAGGCGGCGGTGCCCTCAGTTGACCCCCCGCCGTCGGAAGTGAGGGCCGAGCCGGGCAAGTCCGCAGAGCCGCTCAGCCAGACGTTTCAACGCCTGCTGGACGAACTGCGGGAGACGCCCAACAAGACAGGCAAGCTAGGGGAAATATTCAAGCTCTGCTTCGGCGAGGAGCCGAACTTTGGCAGACTAGGCAAGCTGGCAAAGCAGGGCGGCGCCGGCCGGTTGGCGCAGGAGTTGTGGCAGTTGTCGGCGGACCGACCAGCCGGTGATGTGCTCGACTATCTGACCAAGCGGCGGCAGGCGCAGACGAAGAAGAACGGCGCCGCCAACGGCACCCAGGAGCAACATGAACAGCAATCTGAACCCGATTCGGAGTTTCTTGAACGGTTCCGTGCCGTCCAGCGCAGCGCCACGTGAGACCGGCTGCGACCTCTGCACCTTCGGTCTGATAGACCCGCCGGCGCTGGCGCACGTCAAGAACCACATCGAGGAGCGACTCGACCAGTACCGGGCCGGGCTGCTCGCCTTCTGCACCTGCGACTTCGGACAGCGCCAGGCGGCCTACTATGCCCGCATGGCGAGCGTAGACTATGCCGCGCAGCTGGCGGCGGAACAGCAGGCACGGCGCGCTGCATGGTTGCAGCGCATCGACGGTCTCAAGCCGCAAGAGCGCACCATCACCTTTGACCGCATCGTCATCGGCGAGCACAACCAGCGGGCCTATCAGGCGGTGACGCAAGCCGTGGATGCCGGCGTCGGCATCGTGACGCTGACCGGCACCTTTGGCGTCGGCAAGAGCGCGCTGCTCATGGCAGCCGTCAATGCCGCCCGCGGCAAGGGCACCCCGGCCGTCTACACCACCATCACCGACCTGCTCGACTGGCTGCGGGAAGCCTTCGACCCGCACCGCGACACCTCGGACGGCCCCGACCTCTCCTTCGACAGCCGCTGGCGGCTGCTGACCACCTGCGACGTCCTGGCCATCGACGAGCTGGACGAGTTCAACGCCACACCCTGGGCGACGGAGCGTTTCCTGCGGCTCATCGACGAACGGTGGCGCAGCATGGATGACACCCTCACCCTCTGCGCGCTCAACCAGCCGGTCGAGCGCCTGGTGGGCAAGGTGGCGTCACGGCTGCGTGACGGCCGCGCCGTCGTCGTCGAGGTCAAGGGTGCGGACATGCGCCGTTACCAGGAGCGGGTGCGATGAACGTCTACCGGGAACGCATCGAGCAACTGGCAGAGAGCGGCGCACTGTTCGAGCTGGAGGTGCAGGAGTTGGTTACCTGCGCCGGCGCCGCCGGGGTGACGGTCTCCCTGGAACGGGTGGACCTGACGGACGGTTCCCGCCACACCTGGACGGCCAACGCCGACGGGACGGTAACGGGCAGGCGGCCACCGGCACAGGGGGAGAAGGTCGGCCGGGCGCGTCGGGTGCGGCGCGGGGTGGCAGTCGTGGGCGAGTTCAAGTGGGAGGTGCCCAGTGAAGTATAAGCAGGACCGCAGCCGCCGCAGCGGGCACAAGCACAGCCTCAACATCCAAGATTACGGTGGGCAGAGGCTGGACATGGGGCAGCGGGCGGTGAGCATGTTCGTCAACATAGCGGGCCTGCTGCCCAAGCCCGAGAGCGATTATTACCGCCTGCTGCCGCCTGGGGCACGCATGGCAATCGATGCCTGCCGGCGGGAGGCTGGTTTATTGCAGGGAGCAGCGAAGGATGGCAACGACAATCAGGACACTGGCGCAGGATGACCCAATCCTGGCGCTATTTGCAGCGGTCATCAGGCAAGCGCTGCGCGACGCCTGCAAAGGCAGTGCGACGCAGCGAGAAGATGCCCGGCGCTTTCTCAGCGAAGTCCAACGTGACCTCGGCAATCCCAAGGTCACATTCCTACAGGAGCAACAGAGTAATGAAACTCGCCGCATTTGACATTGAAATCGCCAAGCAACTGCCCGCAGGCTGCGAGAACTGGCTTGAGCACGCGCCACTCGGCATTACCTGTGCGGCCATCGCCTACCGTGACGCCGCCGGGACACTGGTCACGACGGTGCATTATACCGATACGCAGTTTTGGGCGACCGACGCCGTCAGCTTCCTGGCCCATCTCTACCAGTTGCGCGAGGAGGGCTATACCCTCTTGAGCTGGAACGGCTGCGGCTTCGACCTCCAGGTGCTGGCGCAAGAGAGCGGCTTCTACCACCTCTGCGGCGACTTGGCACTCAAGCATGTGGACCTGATGCTGGAAGTGTTCTGCCGGCAGGGGCACTATCTGGCGCTGGACAAGGCGCTGGCCGGCGCCGGGCTCAAGAGCAAGCTGCATGACGTCACCCTCAAAGACGGCACGGCCGTGAACGACATGAGCGGGGCGGCGGCGCCGCAGTTGTGGGCGGCCGGTGAGCACGAAGCCGTGCTGGCCTATCTGCGCCGGGATGTGGAGGGCCTGCTGGAACTGGCGGAGTGGGTGCTCGCCAACGGCTGCATCCAGTGGACCAGCACCAGCGGCAAACGGCAGCAGGTGCCGGTGCTGAAGCTGTCGCCGGTGGCGCAGTTGTTTGCGCTGCCCGAGCCGGATACCTCCTGGATGCAGAACCCCAAGCCGCGCACGCAGTTCACGGCCTGGATTCCGATGGGGGTGAAACTGTGATTGTCACCGTCACTTCCCAAAAGGGCGGCGTCGGCAAGACCACGACGGCCGTCAACCTCGCCGCCGGTCTGGCGCGCGACAACATTGCGACGCTGCTGGTAGACCTGGACCCCCAGGGGCATGACGCCGTCTCCCTGGGCTGCGACCGCGAAAGCGGCTTGTTCAACTGGCTGGTAGGCGAACAGCCGCTGGTCAACTGCGTGCGCATCATGACCGAGGTCAGGACCAAGCGCCTGGACCAGCTCTGGCTGCTGCCCTCGGACAGCCGCACCAAGACGCTGGAAGCGGTCTTTCGCAGCGAAGCCGACGGCCCCGCTCGGGTGCGCGCTGGGCTGCAGGGCCTGCGGGCGCACTATCCCGCCGTCGTCTTCGACACTTCCGCAACGGGGCTGCTGCAAGAGACGGCGCTGGCCGTGGCCGACATCGTCGTCATGCCGACGCGCACCGAGGCGCTGGCCGTGGACGGCATCGAGAAGAATCTCGCCACGCTGCACAAGCTGCGCCCCAACTTCGGCAATTACTGCATCCTGCCCGTCGCCTATGACGAGCGGCTGCGGGAGCACCGCTACCAGTTGGGCCAGCTCCGCAGCTCGTATGCCGGCGCCGTGCTCCCCCCGGTGCCCGCCAGGACGGCGGTCGCCGAGGCGCAAGCCTACGGCCAAACCATCTGGGAGTACAGCCGGGACGGCATGGCGGAAGTGACCGCTGCCTACACCAACCTTGTCCGTCTGGTCAGGGGGGAACTATGCAACGGGTAGTGCGCAAGTCAACCGAAGACGTCACCCTGGCGGCTGACGTCGTGCGGCCGGGGGTGGAGCTCCTGAGCCTGCGCAATCTGCGCCTGGACGGCGGCACCCAGAAGCGCAAGACAGCAGCCGACTTTGTGCCGCCCTATCCCGGCGTGACCGACCTCGACACCCTGCACGAATACGCCGCCCTCATGGTGCAGGCGGGCGGCTGGGGGCCATTCCCGCCCGTCGATGCCGTCGAAGACGAGGAGCGCAATGTCTGGGTCTGGGACGGCTTTCACCGGCTGGGGGCACTGGCCGAGGCGCTGCGTCTCAGCAGCAACATCCCCGACACCGTCCTGGTCAAGGTGGCGTCGGGCAGCCGCCGCGACGCTGTCAGGCTGGCCTGCGGCGCCAACGCCCAGCATGGCCTGCGCCGCACCAACGCCGACAAGCGCAACAGCGTAACCACGTTTCTGCTTGACCCAGAATGGTCGCAGTATTCGGACCGCGAGATTGCGCGCGAGTGCAAAGTCAGCGACCGCATGGTCAACCAGGTGCGCGCCGAGCTTGAAGCGACTGCGAAAATTCGCAGTCAAACCGAGCGCCGAGGCGCAGACGGCCGGGTTATCAACGTCGCGCCCATCGGCGGCAAGGTGCGCTACGTGCCGGCGCACGAAGACCTCCCGCCTGCCGACGACTTCCCCGTGCGGCAGGTGGAGGACGGCAACGTCGTCCAGTCGAGCGCCCCGGCCTCGCGCGTGACCATGCCCGCGCTGGGCGTCTGCTCCGTCTGCCACCGGCCGCTCAGCGACCCCGAGCATGCCGCCAACGGCTGCGGTCCGGTCTGTGCCGCCAAGAAGGCGACGGCCGCCGCCGAAGCGCAGCCCGAACTGCCGGTGTCGCTGCGACCCGACTACGACGGCGACGAGTGGTATACGCCCCGGCGCTACATCGAACTGGCGGAACAGGCAATGGGCGGCATCGACCTCGACCCATGCAGCACCGCGGCGGCGCAGACGGTCATCGCCGCGGGCATGTTCTACGACAAAGCGCGCGACGGTCTGGTGCACATGTGGCACGGCCGGGTGTGGCTGAACCCTCCCTACTCGGACCCGGCGCCGTGGGTGCGGAAGCTGCTCACGGCCTACAACCTGGGCAACGTGACGGCGGCGGTGGTGCTGGTCAACAACGCCACCGAGACGGGGTGGTTTCAGTCGCTGCTGCGGCGTTTTCCGGCGTGCTTCCTCAGCGTCCGTATCGCCTACTGGCGGCCGGGCTATGCAGAAGACACCCTCGCCCGCCAAGGTCAGACGGTGTTCTACCTGGGGCCGAACGAAGACGCCTTCTGGCAAGCATGGAACGGCGTCGGCATTGTCGTCAAGAATCTGGCGGACCTATGACCATCGCCTACAACTTTCAGCAGCAACTCAGCGAGGGGCAGAAGGGCGAGCGGTTCCTGGACGAGTTCTTCCGTCCGGACTACGCCATCACGCCGGCGACGCCGCAGGAGCAGCGGCAGGGCATCGACCGCATCTTCACGCATCGCCGCACCAGGCGGCGGCTGAAAGTGGAGTACAAGACCGACAGCTGGTCCGGGCGGACGGGCAATGCGTTTGTGGAGACGGTGAGCGTCGATACTGCCGGCAAGGCGGGCTGGGCGCTCACGTCGCAGGCGGACTTCCTGGTCTACTACGTGCCGGACCCGGCGACCATCTACATCGTAAAGATGGCGGCTCTGCGGCGCCAGCTCGCCGCCTGGCAGACAAAGTACGTTAGCCGCACTGTGCAAAACGACAACTATCAAACAACCGGCCTGCTCGTACCGCTGGACGAGTTCGAGCGGCTGGCAACGGAGGTGTACTGATGGAAGTAAATCCCGCACTCGGCAAAGACCGCGTTGCCCCGCAGGTGCTCCCGCTGCTGGAAGCAGTGCGCCGCACCCCGCCCGGCATCTATATGTGCATGCCTATCTCACGGGCGCAGGCGATTGTCATTCTGGAATACATTCACGAACTGGAGGAGCAGCATGCTCGCCAATCTTCCCAGAGTTGAAACGCCCGTACCCGGCAGCGACGATGCACTCGCTTGCGGCTGTACTTGTCCCATCGTGCTCAACCGGCACGGCGAAGGCATTGGCCAGGTCGGCACTGAGCCCTGCTTTTGGTACTGGCTCGACCATCGCTGTCTGGTGCACGGGCACCTGACCGGCCAACCGGCCGCCGCCCGGCTCGACCATTACATCGCCCGCCCGCTGTATTGACGTCACACTCACCCGCCTATGAAATACTTCTGGTTCGGCTTCTGGCTCTTCTTGACCTTCCTGGTGGTAGCGGCTGCCGCCGTGCGGCCGGAGACCATCGACGGCATCCTGTTCTACACAGGCGCCTACCTGGTCGTTGTCGGCTGGGTGGTCGTCATCCTGGTTGCCATCGTGCCCGTTGCGCTGGTTATCGGCGGCGGCGTGCTGTTGTGGTCCTGGGTGCGGAAGGTGCGCACGGAACATCTGCGCCAGCGGGACGGCAGCTTTGCGCTGCAGCAGCTCAACCCGAAAAAGCCGGCCGTCTTCTACGACCCCAACCAGCAGGTTGGTTCGGCGGCGGCCTGGGTGCCGGGCACGGGCTGGGTGGAGTACGATGGCGGGGCCGGGTGGGACAACCAGCGGCAAATCGCCGCGCAGCGGTCGCTGGTGGCACGCGTCCAGGCGGCGGCTCCCGGCGACCGGGCGCTCGGCGACATGGCTCGCGAACTGAAGCACAGCGACGGCGTCGGCGGCTGGCTCAAAGGTATGCGGGCCGTCGACGCGCGCTGGGCCGAGCGGACGCCAAAGGGCTGGGGCGATGAGAAGCCGCCCAAGCCCGTACTGCAGCCGCCGCAGCAGCTCCCGCCGCCCCCGCTTGAACCTGCCGTTCCGTCGCAGCTCCCGCCGCCGACTATCGGCGAGCTGGTGCAGGCGTCGCAGGCGACCCGCATCGCCTTTGGCCGCCAGCCGGAGACCGGCGACCTGGCTGTCTGGGACCTGCTTGAGACACCGCACCTGCGGCTGCACGGCGGCACGCAGAAGGGCAAGACGTCGGCGGCTATCGCCGTCGTGGCAGGGATGCTGGTAAGCGGAACGCAGGTCGTCGTGCTCAATCCCAAGGCGGGCAACTGGCAGATGCTGCAAGAGTACGCCGAAGTGGCCGACGTGCGCCGGCCGGAGGCGTTCGCCGCGGCGCTGCGCCTGGTGCATGCCGAGTTTACGCGCCGGGATGCGCTATTGGCGGCGCAGAAGGCGAAGGACATCCTCGCACTCAGCCGGGCCGTGCGCCCGCCGCGGCTGGCCGTGGTCGTCGAGGAGTACGGCGCGCAGCGGTATCGAGCGCAGGCGGCAGGGACGCTGCCCGAGGTGGACAAGCTCATGAGCGAGCTCGCGTCGGAAGCAGCCGCCAGCGGCATCCACCTGATTGCCATCGACCAGCGGCCCACGAACTATGACCCGTTCGTCAAGGCCAACCTCGGCGCCGTGGCAGTGTTCAACCTGCCCGACGATGGCGCCGGCAAGGCGTCGGGGTATGCGCGGGCCCACAAGTTGCCGCAGTATCACTTCTGGTATGACGGCGACGTCTACCGTTCCGCCGACGCCACCGGCATCGAGGCGCTGCTGCGCCGGGCGCTGCCGCCGCAGTATCCGCCGGTGCTGGTAGCCCCTCCGCCTGTTCCTCAGCCTGTTCTCAGCGCAGTGTTCGCGGGTGTTCCCCCAGAGGTAGACGTGTCACAGGACGACGTCGCGAACACTGCGAACGCGGCCGACCTGGGCAAGTGGTACGAGTTCATTATCGACTACATGGCGCGCTCTGACGGCCGGGAATTGTGGCAGACGCCGCCGCGGGGAGTGCGCCAACTGGCCCGGGCCATGAGTGTTGCTGAGACCGGCCGCGAGGACAATGAAGACAGCTATGTCGGCATTGCCAGCCGGGTAACGAAGCGCATCCGGGAAGAGGCGAGATTGTCTAACGGCAGTCAGCTCGGCGTGGATGTAACGCTGCAAGGGGAATAGAAAAGGACGGCTGCTCCCCCGAAGCCGCGCCGGCCGCCACAGTCGAGATCCATTTGACGGTCACCGACAACACGCTCAAAAACTCGGAGGCCCCGCGTGAGCACAGTGGGCGCTAGGTGAGGACGACGGGCGCGGGTAGAGGGGAAAGAGACCCGGCTCCGTGTGGGGCCGGGTTATCGTCGGGCGAGTGGGCGGTTATCGCTCGGACAATACAGTTCGAACGACAAGGCTGATTATTGCCGGAACGGTTACTCCGCCTTGTATCGCCACACCGGGAGCGTGTCCGGCCAATCACCCGTTACATCTTCCTGCCAGTCAGGATCGCTCTTTGCATAATCCAGCGATACAAATTCAAAGTCGGCGATGCTGCTGCTATAGTCGCGGGGGTCATCACCGAGTTGCGCCGCCAACTCAGAATACTGCTCAAAGCTCAGTCCGGTATCATATCCGCTTTCGAGGAGGACTACTGTGCGCTGCGCGGTTGCGGTTGTCATGGCTGCAATCTCCTGTTGGTAAATGCGGTCAATAACGACGGTTAATGTTTCAGTCTGACTGGTGCCCCAACTCTGCATCAGGGCGTCCAACTGGCGGGCGGTCAAGTCGCTGGCCCGAAAATTGATTTGCTGTTTCATGGTTGCCCCTTAGCGGTTGATGATGATGACTTCGCGTGCGCACTCCAACCCCAGACCGTTGCGCCATGTGCAGAGTACGTCATTGCGGGTCACGGTGCGCTCGACAACCGCGCCGCCGTTGCGCTGTGCGTAGAACTCCGCAATCTCTCGCTCCGTGGTCCACGACTCAAGCGGCGCGCCCTCGTTGCCTGTGCCCCGGTAGACCGTTACCGTTTCGATGCTCTCCCGGTTGCGCAGCCACCGCAGCAGCGCCTGGGCGTCGGCTGTGTCGGTGATGTACGGGTTGGCGTTCATCCAGACCGGCAAGGCGCAACCGAACTCAGCACAAGCGGCCATCTGCATGATGATGGAGCCGCCATCGCTTACCCATCCGCCGAACACGGTTTCGACAAACTCAGGGTCCATTTCCAGTTCTGCCGCCGCTTCGCTAACTAGGCCGGTCAGTCTTTCCATTTCCTGCATTTCGTTCATGTTTAGAGTATTCATCGTTCGCTCCGTTTGTTGCTGCCTTATGTATCTTAGTATAGCATATTGCTATACAATGTCAACCCCCTAAAATGACAAGTTTCAAAACTCGTTCCGCCGCCGTGCGCGGCAACAAAAGCGCCCCAGCTTGGCGGCCGGGGCGGGGCGGGTCAGTGGGGATAATCCCCCTTACCTGAACAGGGCTACCATTCGGTAGCGACCTCGATATGGTCTATGTCCCAGCCGCGCGCCTTTAGGGCATCCCGCACCGGCACAATCAACCGATCCTCCCCTGGGGACGCCTCCTCGATAACCACCCGCAGCCAGGTGTTGCCGTCAGAGTCGAATACGCGGGCAACCTCCCGCGCGCCCAGGTCTGCCCAGTTGACCGCGCCGCCGATCTGGTTGGGGTCGAGGGCTTGGCAAATGTCGTCAACATCTCTCTTCAGCCGGTGCAACTCGGAGATGTCCACTGACACGGCTACCTGCAGGCCGTTGACAGCACTCACGATGTGCTGAGCAAGCGCGCCGTTGAGGATGCGCTCTGCTACATAGTTGTCGTTGGCGGCGCGGATGTGATAGTTGTAGCCGCGCGCACGCCAACGGTTGGTGGTTGTCACCCGCCACGGGCGGGGATAGTCTGCGAGTTCGCTCACGGCTGCTCCTCCCTATCCCCGCCGGCGAGCCAGGCATGGAACGGCATAGCCTCGATACGGATGGCCTTGCTGGCAATCACGTAGTTAACGTACCCGTCAATCACCATGTCCGGTATGTCCGCCTGCCGTCTTGCGGCGGCGAGCTCAAGCTTGAGGTTCACAATCTCATGCGCCAACTCACTGCTCTCGGCGGCCGCCTGGCGTTGACAGTGACAAACCAGCCAGTCGGCAATAGCACCTAGATCGTGCAATGTCTCTGTGATTGCCTCTAAGATCGGTCCAGAGCCTGGCATTTGCAGATTAGCTAATTTGTCTCCTGCCACTCCAACGGTGACAGTAGCCGTAGCTATCAATGCCCCGGCCTTCTCAAGTTCAGTCAGTTGCTTATCTACTTCGCTCATCTCATGACTCCTAGTATCAATAACGGCGATTATCATTACTGCGGCATCGTCCGAGTGATGATGCCGTTTATATTCGGAAATATTCTCACACTGTCTCAATGAGATATTCCCCTAGATACTCAGTGTATGCGGGGGGGATAGCTTCCGCTAGCTCCTTAGCACTCATCCAACTAATCCCCATTGCCTCCCGCCAGTCGATGACGTTGAACATGGGGACGCCCTGCCTGGTTGACTTTCCTCCCGTGTGTCCCCATACGCCAACAACACGCCCTTTCGTGTGTTCGCATGAAGGTGTCAACACAAACGGCATGGATGTCTCGAAATAGCGGTGGCGGCGCAGTTGTGCCCCGCACTTGGTTTGTCTCCTGAACATAGTCCCGCAAAGCATGATCGGATTGATTAGATGTAGGCGCGAACCGCTTACGTTCTCAATCACATATGGTTTGCCTGTGGCAATCAATAGCTGCCGCACTTCTGGAATTAGAAGAGGATGCTCCCGATCCTTCCATAACCCTTTCGTTAATTCGCTGTACCCCTGGCAAGGCGGGGAAGCGTGGATGGCGTCAAACTCATGCCCATGTGCTGCTACGTATTCCAAGGCGTCTGCCTGGTGGAACTCAAAGGGATACCGGGGCTGTGGAAGAATGTCCACCCCTACCACGTCAAAGCCTGCACGGTGGTATCCCATTCCTGCGCCGCCTGCCCCTGAAAATAAATCTAACAGTCTAGGCTTGGTCATCTCTATATCTCCGCGTATATCTGTTATTCAACGCCGAACTATCGTACCCGTCGCACCATCCACCAGCGCCGCCTGCCCCGGCCGCGCCCCATGCACCACGCGCACCGAACGGGCAGCGCGGTCTATCTGCGCCTGCTCCCAATCGGTAATCACGCACTGCGCTGCCAACCGCCGGATTTCCTGCGGCGTCAGCTCCGGCTCCGGCGCCTGCTGGCCCTCAACGCTCAGGGCAACCGTGATATGGATCTGCGGCTGCTGCGGGCCGAGCATGGCCCGCACGAAGAACACAAACAGCGTCAGCAGAATCAGCATCACGGCAAACAACGCCCCCCAGTCCCCGACGTTACTGGTCACGACTGCACCTCGCTCTCTTGCGCACATGGCGCCGGGCTTATGCTACAATAAGCAGCATGTGCACCGTCCCCTACATCTGCCGCCGGTGCGGGCAGACGCTCGGTCATGTCAAAGATGGCGTGCTCGTCCTCAACGGTGAGGACGCCATCGAAGTCGGCAAGGCCGCCGTCATTACCTGCCCGGCTTGTGAAGCAAAGAGGCGCTGGTATGACATTCGCAGACATCACCCCCGAAAAGCGGGCGGCCATCCTGCGCCGCATCCGCAACGTGCAAGCGCAAATCGTTAGCGCCGCCGTCGCCGAGGGCCTGTTGAGCCCGGAGGACGCCGAAGCCGAGCGCCAGCGGCTGCTCACGGCCGGCTCACCCGCCCGGGCTGCAGCGGAGGTCAAACCGCTATGAGACGCCCGCTGCTGGTCCCCATCCTGGCCATCCTGCTCCTGCTCGCCGTGGCCGTCCCGGCGCAAGCCGTGGACCTGTCCGGCTACCGACGCCCGCCATTGCCGCAGCGCGTCACCGTCCCGGAGGGTGCGCACCTGGTGCGCTACGTGGTCAACACCAGTCGCGGCGGTACGCTCACCTACATGGTAGGCGGCGCCACCTCGCAGCGGGACGCTGACCCCGGCGAGCGGTATGTGCTGTTTGCCGCCTACCCCGGCGATTTCCTCTATATGTCCGTCCAGAACGCCGGCGACCGGGGCGAGGTGTCCTGCGCCATCTACGTAGACCGGCAGCTTGTGCAGCAGGCGGAGAGTGACGCCGCCTATGGGATTGCGAGCTGCCAGGCGCAGACGCCGAACTGACTGCGAATATTCGCAGTCAATCACTGGCAGGACGGCGCCGGCGACCATCGCCCCGCGCCATCCTGCACCTGCTGCGCACCGCAGTTCTTGCAGCGGCGCGTGCCATCCGGCTCGACCGGCCCCCAGCGATGCCGCACGATGCGCTGCCCGGTCGGCCGGCCGCCCGTGCTCGCCACTGCGGCCAGCTTGCGCACGTCGGCGGCAGAGAACGCCCAGTACGTCCCCACCCGCTGCCCGATAGGCTTGCCGCTGCGCTCGTAGCGCAGGGCAAGCGCGCGCACCGTTTTGGGTGATTTTCCGGTCATCTGCGCTGCTTGGGTCACGCTGTACATTTTCATGCTCCCTATTGTACATCTGTCCTCCTCGTAACTGCCGCAAAAACGGGGCGGCCTGTGCGACCGCCCCACCGTGCCGGCGTGCCTACTTGCTGGCCCGGGCGACCTTCGTCGTCTGCGGGTCGGCCCAGCCCTGCTCTTTCAGGTTCTGCGCCCACATCCTCACAAACGGCCCCATGTCCCGTTGGAAGCGGACGTTGATGAGGGTGCGGCTGCCCTGGCGGTGGTATTTCGCCCGGTAGCTGCCCAGCGGATGCTGCGTGATTTCCGTCGGCTCCCAGGCGTCGGCGGTGAAGACGACTTCCGGGTCCATCATCACATCACCCTCCTGGACGAAATAATGCATCACGGCGACGGCCGGCACCACACCCCCAGCGCCGAGCGTCGTCACCCGTTCAATCACCAACGGCATATAGTTCGCCTTCGTCAGCTTGACGGATGTCACCTCGCCCTTCTGCCACTTCTCCCACAACCCGTGGGCCTTCAGGATGCCTTCAATCCGTACCTGCATGATGGGCCGTTTGGCGGCCGTGGTGGCCGTGGTCTGCGCGTCGGTCTGGTGGCCGGTCTGGACTGTCTGTGTGCTGCCGTTCATGGTTTGTTCCCTTTCGTCTTGCGCTAAATTTCTTGCCTGCTGAAAACATTAGCATGTTTGGCTATGTTTGTCTAGTGCCTGAACCTTAAAATTTCAGTCTCTTTGAAATTTTGTATTGACAAACATAGCCAAGTGTGCTAATCTGTTGTCAACGGCAAGCAAAACCCTAGTTGCACAGGAGACGACAGATGACAAGCCAGTTGACCTCTCAGAATATCCGGTTCGGTGTCGAAATTGAATGCCTCATTCCGTCGGCTTACTCCGACATCTTCGTCCCTGGTGGCTATCACAACGGCAACCCCTTGTTGGGCGAGGGGCTCACCGGTTGGAACTGCCAGCATGACGGCAGCATCCGAACGGAAACCGGCTACGTAGGTGTCGAAGTTGTCTCCGGTGTCCTCTCCGGTGAAGACGGTCTGGTGCAGGTGGTGGCCGTGTTTGACCAGCTCAAGGCCATGGGTGCCAAGGTCAACGATTCCACCGGTCTGCATGTCCACATCGACGGCCGGCATATCCCCGACAGCCGGATTGCCGAACTGGTAGCCAACTATCGGGCCTACGAACGTCTGCTGTACGGGGTAAACGGCAAGAAGGCTGTCACCCGTTGGAACAACAGCACATACTGCAAGCCCTCTCACCTGTGGGGCACTGAGGGGTCAGCTTCGGTTGACCGGTATCGCGGCTTGAATCTGAAAAACTACTACAACTACACCCAAAAGAAGACCGTCGAATTTCGCATGTTCGCCGGTACGTTGGATGCCGAAGTAGTTGTCGGGATTCTCTACATCCTCACCGGTCTGGTAGTTCGGACCCTCAACGACGGCACGTTTGCCGAGGATGCCGGACAGACGGCTGCACAGCAATTTCGCTCCTTCGGTGAGATGTTCCGGGGCACCCAGTATCGAATTATCCCGGATGCACCGGTTTGGGACGTGTTGCTCCCTCTTGGCAAGTTGACCAAAAAGGCCAACATCTAAGGCAACAGGGGCAAGACAAGGGACCGGATACTCAATCCGGTCTCTTGGTTAAAAGCCCCTAGAACGGCCTGGAACGGTTCAGACGGGCAAAACGGCAAATGTACTTTCAGCATTGCACAAACAAACGTCGGCCATCCTGTACAGCCAGTGAGCCGAATTTCAATGAAGGTGAAATCATGATTGCACTCACACACCGGGGCACAGGGACCGACATCGTGGCCGGTATCGTCTCGGAACTCGGGGGCAAGCTGCAAACGGTCTCCGACAAACACACGGCCTACACTGCGCGGATGGACCGGCTGCTGCTGCTCGGGGGTGCCGACGTAAGCCCCTTTTTCTATGGTGAGCCGATTATTGATGCTCAACCCCCAGACCGCGACCGTGACGTCGTTGAATGGATTCTCGTTCGCCGTGCCATCACGGAACGGGTCCCCATCCTGGGTATCTGCCGGGGGCACCAGATGCTCGCCGTCGCCCACGGGGGCACGTTGTGGCAGGACATTGTCAACGGCCCCGGGGCCTACGAGCATGGCACCTATCACAAGCTGAACCAGGTGCATAGCAAGCTGGCCGGTCGGTTGCCCACGCGAACGGTCAACAGCCTGCATCACCAGGCTGTGCGCGTGGTGCCGTTCGGTTTCGATGTGGCAGCACGCTCGCCCGACGGCATTATCGAATCGGTCTATCGCCCGGGCGCGCTGGGGGTTCAGTGGCACCCGGAGCTGCTCTATCCGCGAGACCGCAAGTGGTTGGGGCTCTTTCAGTGGTGGTGGGACGGTCTCAAATGACCGTCCCCCAAAACTCGTAAGGGGGGGTTACTTGCAACCGCTAGAACAAAAGTGCTATCCTGTCTGCACATCGCATTGCCATCTTCGCAGTCAACATCTAACAGCGAACGGTAAGAGGTCATGAACGAAGAAACCATTGCCCTCATGGGAGAGCTGGTCGAGTTGCCGCACCTATGGGGCGTCCAGCACTTGCCGGAAGATTGCCCGCTAGGCCCCACCGGCTATCTGGTCAACATTGGGTATGAGCACTTCTGGGCCGCCGACCTGCCGTCGGCGCTCCGGCGGGCGCTCGCATTCGCCAAAGGAGAGAAGGATGCAATTCGCCGACAGTGACGAGCTGTGCGCGTACATCCGGCAGCAAACGGACACCGTCTTGCTCAGCTTCAGCCGGGGCAAGGACAGCATCGCCGCCTACGTCAAGCTGCGCCGGCACGGCTTCCGCATCGTGCCCGTGCACTATCACCTAGTGCCGCACCTCTCGTTTATCGACGAGAGCCTGGCCTACTACGAACGCATCTTCGGGACCAAGATTTACGACCTGCCGGCGCCAGGGCTGTACGGCATGTGGAATGAGTTCGTCTACCAGCCGCCCGAACGGCTGCGCCACATCGAACGTCTGAACCTGGAAACTTACACCTATGACCAGCTTTTTGCCATCGTGAAGCTGGCCGTCGGGCTCCCGCTCGACACTTACACCGCCGTCGGCGTGACCATGAACGACAGCCTGAACCGGCGCGCGACCATCAACAAGCATGGCCCCGTCAACCAGGGCCGGAAGCAGTTCTTTCCCATCTACGACTACAACCGCAGCCGCATCATCTCGGAGGTGCGGGAGAGCGGCATCTCGCTGCCGAAGGATTACCGGATGTTCGGACGCAGCTTTGACGGCATCGACCACCGCTTTCTGGCCCCCATCCGGGAGCATTACCCGGAGGATTACGCCCGCATTCTTGAATACTTCCCGCTCGCCGGTCTGGAACTGGACCGCATGGCCTATCGACAGGCGTACTACGCCGCAAAAGGATTGATTCATGAGCCTCAACTTGACCTTGAATGACGACGACAGCAGCCTGAGCCTGGACGGCGACAACCCGCCGGCCGTCCAGTTGGAAACGGAAGCCTGGCAAGTCTCGCCGGACGTCGCCTTTGCCGATGTGGACATCGAGGATACGGCCGAGGCTGAAATCTCGGAAGCCTTGCAGCAGTTTAAGCAGAAGGCGACGCGCGAAGAGCAGCGCATGCTCGACGCCACCGACAGCGAGTTCTGGGTTGCCCTGTGCTTCCAGAACCGGGCGCAGAAGGAGGAGTTTCTCCGCCGGCTTGACATTCTGGACCTGGGCGACAAGTACCTGGACGGCATGGCCGTCGCCAACCGTCTGGCCATCGACCTCGAAACGACCTTCGAGGGTATGCCCATCCGCACCATCGACAGCAAGCTGACCGGCATGGCGCCGGACCTTGACGAGCCCTATCCCGTCTGATAGGCTGTAGATGGGTATGGGCTACCTGGCAAGAGGGGTGCACTGCGGCGGATAGTGCCCCCTCTTGCTTTTTTGCTTGCGGCGGGCTTACAATAAGGGTATATCGCTGTTGGGGAGATGAGCGCCACCGTCTATTCGGGGCGCTCTTTTTGTTTCCCAGGAGGGATATCACATGAACGGTCTCATGAGTCGTCTGCGCAACAGCGCCGTCGGGCGCGGCATTGCCGGGGTAGGGAATCGCGTGCGCGGCGCTATCAGCCGCATGCGTGGCGGCGGCGGACGGCGTGCCGGCGGCGGCAGCACTACCAACAGCCCGCGCGGCCGGTAATAGGAGCAGTGGGGAGGTCCCTCTCCCCACTATTAGCAATCCAACATGACCGAAGCAGCTACTAGCGCCAGGCGCATCGCCGTCAAAGAGCGTCGCGCCCTGGCCCTGGACCTGCGCAAGCAGGGCGGGACCTACCGCAAGATTGCCGACATCCTGCGCAAGCAGCCGGGCGTCAGTCCCAAATACGACTTTTCCCAGGCGTATGAGGACGTCAAAGCGGAGCTCGACCGGCTCAACGCTGAGAACGCCGAGAGCGCCGAGGAGCTGCGCCGGTTGCAGGCGGAGCAGCTCACGGAACTGTACAGCAAGTATTACGCCGCGGCGGCCAAGGGCGACATCGGGGCGCTGGACCGTATCTTGTCCATCATGGACCGCCTTGCCAAACTCTATGGCCTCTACACCAACACCGTCAACGTGGCAGGCGAGGTGAAGCAATCCGGGACGCTCACCCATGCCGGCAGCGTAGACGTCCAGCATATCGTGCCGCAGGTGCGCATCTTCATCCCGGACAATGGCAGAGGCGACAGCACCATCAGCGATTGACATCAGCCCGCAGCCCGGGCAGCAAACCGCGTTCCTGAGTTCCACCGCCGACGTCGTCGTCTACGGCGGCGCCGCAGGGGGCGGCAAATCCTGGGGCCTGCTGCTGGAACCTCTCCGGCACATTGACAAAGCGCAGTTCAACTGCGTCATATTCCGCAGAACCTACGCCCAGGTCACCAACCCCGGCGGTCTCTGGGACCAGAGCATGAAACTCTACAGCAGCATCGAAGGCGCACGCGGCAAAGGCGGCAACCTCGAATGGTCTTTCCCGTCGGGCGCCCGGGTGAAGTTCGGCAACCTGCAGCACGCTGGCGACGAGTATAACTACCAGGGCAGCGAGATTGCGCTCATCTGTTTCGACGAGCTGACACACTTTGAGGAGGCGCAATTCTGGTATCTGTTCAGCCGCAACCGCTCGCTCTCCGGCACCCGCCCCTACATCCGAGCCTCCACCAACCCCGACGCCGACAGTTGGGTCGCCAAGCTTATCGAGTGGTGGATAGACCCGGACACCGGCTATCCCATCCCCCAGCGGGCGGGCCGGTTGCGCTACTTCGCCCGCGTGGCCGACGTCGTGGAGTGGGCCGATACGCCCGAGGAGCTGACCGCCCGCTTCCCCCATCTGCCGATTACGCCGAAGTCGTTCACCTTCATTCCGGCCAAGCTCAGCGACAACCGCAAGCTGATGGAAGCGGACCCCGGCTATCTCGCCAACCTCATGGCCCTGCCGCTCGTCGAGCGGGAGCGGTTGCTGGGGGGCAACTGGAAGATACGGCCGGATGCGGGCAAAGTTTTCAACCGCAGTTGGTTCGATATCGTGCCGGAAGCGCCCAGCCGGGGCCTGGCCTGTCTGTTCTGGGACCTGGCATCCACCGAGAAGGAGCTGGCCGCCGATGACCCCTCCTTTACGGCGGCGGTGCTGATGCAGATGACCGACGGCGCATTCTACGTCCGGGATTGTCTTGCCTTCCAGGGCGGCCCGGCCGAGGTGGAGCAGCGTTTCCTCAGCCATACTGCACTGGTGCAGCAGCAGATGCGGGCGCTCAACATCCCGCTCATCGTGCGCTGGGAAGTGGAACCGGGCAGCGCCGGGCGGCGCGAGGCGGCACGCTTTGTCAAGATGCTGCGTGGCATTGACGCCGGCGGCATCCCGGCCGAAGGTGACAAGCTGGTCAGGGCTCGACCCCTGGCGGCGCAGGCGCAGGTGCGGAATGTATTGCTCGCAGCGGGCGAGTGGAATGAGCGTTGGCTCAGCCATATGCACGCTGTGCCCACCGGGGCGCACATGGACATCATGGACGCATCTTCCGGTGCATTTAACGTCCTGGTCGCCGGGCCGACCCGCCGGGCGACATCCAAGGAATATGGCAGCAAGACGCCGCAACAGCGGCGAAGGCGAGGCAGATGATAGACATTTCCAAACTTACCCCGCAGCAATTGGAGCGGTTTATCCACTTGCAGGCGCTGGTGGAACGGCAAGCGAAAGCCAATGCCCGGGTGCGGGCCTTGCGCGCCTACTACGATGGCGAACATCCCGTCCTGCTCACCGAGCGCCAGCAGGAGTTTCTAGGCGACCTGCTCGACAGCGAAGACACCTTCACCTTTGCGCACAACCTGGTGCGCACCGTCGTGGACACGCTCAGCGAGCGCCTGAACGTCACCGGCTTCGACGTCAACCCCTCCGACGATGAGGCGGAGCGCGGTCCCGAAGACGACCTCGCCGCTACGCTCTGGCGCTGGTGGGAAGACAACCGTCTCAGCTCCAAGCAGGATGACCTCTATCTGGCGGCGCTGCGGGACGGGCTCAGCTTTGCCGTCGTCTCCTACAATGCCGTCGAAGACCGGCCGGATATCGTGGTGCACCAGGTGGACGACGGCACGGCCGGGGTGCGGGTCCACTACGACCCCGAGAATCCGCAGAAGATGCTCTTTGCCGTCCGCTATTTCTGGACCTTCAACCCGCTGCGCCCCGGCGAAACCGGCATCGAGCGCAAGACCGTCTACCTGCCCGGCGAAATCCGCAAGTATCAGCGTGACAGCCGCGTTGAAAACGGCTGGATTCCAGTGCAGGACTCTGGCGACCTCGGTTGGCCTCTGCCCTGGGTGGACAGCCGCGGCGAGCCGTTGGGGATTCCCGTCGCACCCTTTGCCAACCCGGGCGGCTCGGAGATGGCGCAAATCATCGGCTTGCAGAACGCGCTCAACAAAGCCTGGCTTGACCTCATTGCCGGCGCCGACGCCCACGGCTTCCCCATCCTCGTCGCCGAGTATGCCGAGCGCCAGCAGTTCGCTACAGTGGACGACGCCGACCTCGACGGCCCCGACGAGCTCTTAGTTGCCCCCGGGCGCGTGCTGGAAATCGACAAGGGCACCATCCGGCGCATCGAAGCCGCCAACCTCAGCAGCATCATCGAAGTCATTTGGACCCTCACCACGGCCATCTCCGGCGTCAGCCGCACCCCGCAGTATTATCTGCGGCCCGTGGGCGGCGGCGAGGTGCCGTCGGGCGAGTCGCTCAAGCAGTTGGAGAGCGGCATCGTGAACCGGGCCATGAAGCGCCATCTCGTATTCGGCCAGGGCTGGCAGGATGTGATGCAGATCGCCTACCGGGTGCAGCAGACCTTTGGCCGGGAGGCGCTGCCAAGCTTCGAGCGCACCCCGACCATCCAGCCCCAGTGGAAGGACCCCAACGTGCGCAACGAACTGGCCGAGGCGCAGGTCGCTAAGGAACATCAAGGCCTGAACGTGCCGCAGGATGAGGTATGGCGTCGCCTGGGCTACACGCCCGAGCAGATTGAGCAGTTCAAGCGCATGCAGCAGGCGACCGACGCCGCCAAGCTGGTACAGGTGGCGACGGCCATGCGCGACAAGATGCAGATGGAGCAGCAGCAGCGGGCACAGCAAGAGCAGCGGGCGCAGCAGGAGCCGCGGGCGGGAGGCGGGCAGTGACGACGCTGGCGCAGGCGCGCTACGAGGAGTATCTGCGCTCGCCGCGCTGGCGGCTGCTGCGGGCGCTGCGCCGGTGGCTGGACGGCAACCGCTGCCGTGTCTGTTTCAGTCCCTACCATTTGGAAGTACACCACCGGGCCTATCGCAACCGGGGCCGGTCACTGGTGGGTGAGTTGCGAGACTGTGTGACGTTGTGCGCCGCCTGCCATGCAGCCGCGCACAGGAAAGGGCTCTATGAAAAGTGAACCGGTAGTCAGTGCGCAGGTCCTGGCCGGGCTTGTGCAAGTCGCCATCATGGCGGGTCTGGGGATGGCCGTCTCCCTGGGATGGGTGGCGCTCGATTCCAGCCAGATGGGCAGCATCGAAACGTTCGTCAAGGCCGCTCTCGCCCTGCTGGCGCTCATCGCCCCGCAGATTGTGGCGGCGCTGTGGGCGCGGGCACAGGTAACGCCCGTCGCCAACCCGAAGACGGCCGCAGGCGAGCCTGCTTTGCTGGTGCCCATGTCATTGATAACACCGCAGACGGCGGCGCAGGTAGCCGACTACGAATATTCGCAGTCAAAGGAGCGACCCTTCGCATGAGCGAACCTCTCTACTTCAAGTCCCAAGACGGCGCCATCTTGCTGACGTATTCGCCCACGGCGGCGGCGGCGCTGGCAGCGCGAGGTTGCATTGCCATCTCGCCCGAGGAGTATGCTGCACTCAGCGCCGAGTTGACGGCCGCAGCGCCGCCCGTTACACCTGAGCCGCCGCGATCTGTGGGCGAGTACACGCCACCTCCGGCCAAGCCGAAGGGAAAAACCAAGTAATGGACCCGCTGCTGACGGCCCTGGTGCAGGCTGGCCTGCTGGCGCAGGATGCCGCCGACGCCCTGGCGCGCATGCTGGACCCGACGGCGCAGCGCATGTATGCCGAGGGCCTGCTGCGCAATGCGGTCTTCAACGCCTTGCAGGAGCAGCAGCAGCGGATTCTGATGCTACTGGCGAGTTCCCAGGGCGATGTCTCTCCGGCGCAGTTTGACGCCTTCTGGACGGCGGAACGGGGCGCGCTGCTGGGCGTCGTGCTCCCAGCCCTGACAGCCGCAGCGGCAGAATCGCTGGCGGCGGCGGTGCTGCAAGGCGGGGATGTATCAAATTGGCAGGAAGTACACACTCAAGTAGTGGATTGGGTGCGGCGGTACTACCTGGACCCCAACGCCCGCGCGTTCGGGAGCATCCCCAACCTGGACGCCGTCAGCCGGGGCCAGCTCGGCGAGCAGTTCATCGCCTGGCAGACCGGTGCGCTGCGGCAGCGTGGCTATCAAGAGGGCTTGCCCGACCTGATACGGGCCATCGAACCCATCTTCGGCATCGGGCGCGCCGAGCGCATTGCGGCCACGGAGACGACCCGCATCTATGCCCAGGTGACCCAGCAGATGGCCGACGCCAACGACGCCGTCGGTTATCTGCGGTGGTTCACGGCGGCGGATGAGCGGGTCTGCCCCATCTGCGGACCTCTGCACGGTGCGACCCGGCCGAAGAATCAGCCGTTCTACCTGCATCCGACGTTGGGGCGCATCCAGTTGCCGGCGCATGTCAACTGCCGCTGCTGGGAGGGGCTGGAGACGACGGCGACGCTGGCTGTACCGTTCGAGTCGCAGTGGAGGTATCGCTGATGGAAATCCATATCGTCGTCAACGATGGCCAGGTGCGCCGCGACCTCGACCGCATGCCCCCCGCCATCACCAACGCCCTGCGGTTCGCCACGGAGGACACAACCCTCTACTGGCAGCGCATCGTCAAGACCTACCCCCCGCCACCCGACGCCATCCAGGGCACGGCCGCCAACCCCGTGCGCTTCACTGCCATGGGGCGAGCAGTGAGCTTCATGGCCCGGCGCCGGGAAGGGTATGTCCGCACCGGCACGCTGGGCCGCTCCTGGACCATGCCCGACAGCCGCCGGGTCGAAGTCAGCCCCACCGTCGTCACCGGCCGCACCTCCTCGTCCGGCAATATCGCCCCCTACAACCGCTACGTGCAAGATGCAGCATATCAAGCAAGGATTCATCAAGGCAGATGGGAACCAATACAGGCAACCATGCAGCGCACAGCGCCCCAGGTGCAAAGGTTTTACGCCAATCGTCTGAACGCCATCCGCTAGGCGAGGAGAACGCAGTCGCGTTTTTGCGGCGCATGGCCGGGCTGCAGCCGGGCACCTACCTCGTCATCGTGGACATCGGCGAGCAGGGGCCAACCGTCGGCAGCCTCACGCCGCTGGGCAAGTTGGAGAGCTGGCACAGATAGACAGCGGCATAGTTGACAGATAGAACAGAAGTGCTAAAGTAGACAGTAAGGCACTGGCGGCCGGGCGTTATTTTAACCTACACTGGCGATGTGTTTTGTCGCCCGGCCGCCGGCCTTATACCGCACAGGACCACGCAAGCGGCGGGAGGACCACAGACACACCCCGCCATCTCGATAGGCAACCAACCGCCTATCGGCGCCCAAGTGAAACACGGCGGCTTCTCCTTCATCGGAGAGGTCGCCGTTTTTTTATGCCTTCAACACGCCGACGGGCGGCAAAAACGGAACCTACTATGCCAGAAGCAACCGAGAACACACCGCAAGACGGCCAGCAGCCAGCTCCAAACACGGCCGACGCCACCGGCACCAACGGCGGGGAGCAGCAGCCGACGCAGCAGTCGCCAGCGGCTGAGAAGACCTTTACGCAAGCGGACATCGACCGCATCGTCACCGAGCGCCTGGCCAAAGAGCGGACCAAGAGCGAGGCGGCGGTCAAGAAGGCGCAAGAGGACGCCGCGCGCAAGCAGGCGGAGGAGCAGGGAAAGTACGAGCAGCTCTACAAGGAGACGCAAGCCAAGCTGGAACAGGCGGAGGCAAGAACCCGGGCCGCCGAACTGGCTACGCTCCGGCGCCAGGTGGCCGACAAAATCGGATTGCCTGCCACGCTGGCCGAACGGCTCCACGGCGAGACGGCCGAAGACCTCGAAGCCGACGCCAAGACCTTGCTCGCGTCACTGCCCAAGCCTGCGGCCCCCAACCTCAACAATGAGCCGGGCGCGGGCGGCAAGCCGGCCAATGGCCAGATGTCCGAAGCGGAGAAGGCGAATCTCGCCAGCATTCTCGGCGTCAACCCGAAGTATTTGTCTATTTAGGAGGCATCTATGGCAATCGCCAGAGACACCACTGCCCAAAACATCAAGCCGCTGGAAGGCGCCATCGTGCGGCGCTTTACGGCCGGTGCGGTTGTGGCAGCGGGTGAACTCGTTTCCATGAAGTCTGACGGCAAGGTGGACCCCAGCGATTCCACGGCCGCCAAGGACCCCGTCTTGGGGGTAGCCATCGCCGCCGGGTCTGACGGCAGCCGCATCGACGTCGTCGTCTTCGGCCCTATCCTCTGCCTTACCGGCGCTACGCCCGGCGCACTGGTCTACAACTCGACCACGCCCGGCGAGCCGCTTGAGACGGTGGCGGGCAACCAGACCGTCGCCGGTATCGCCGAATCTGCGACCGTGCTGTTCGTGCGGCCCAGCAACGCATAAGGAGCAATGACCTATGGCACTTGGACCACGCGACCTTTCAACCCTGGTCACGCTGCCCGGCTGGGACCCGGCGGAAATCCGCAGGTTCGAGCTGGAAGACGGGACCAGTTACGCCACCGTCGTCAGCCAGCTATCGGCTGCGCTCGGCGCGGTGACGGCGGAAATCATCAACGACCCGCTGTACAGCTCGCTCGTTTCCTACACCGACCGTCCCGAGGTGGAATACCGGCAGGGCGGCGGCAGCGACATGGAGGAGCACACCGAATACGGGCGGCCGGATGTCGAGCGCGGCGACACCACGGGGCACATGCTGCCCTTCAAGAAGTTCGACAAGGCGCTTGGCTGGACCTGGGACTATCTGCGCGAGGCGCGGCTGCCCCAGATTCAGGCAGACATTGCCGACGGCGTGCAGGCAGTGCGCAACCGCTACCGCAAGGCGTTCCTCAGCCGCCTGTTCAAGCGCGCCGACGATTCCGGTGCGGCGCTCGGTCTGGGCACGTCCGGTTACAGCCCCGGCTTCGCTACCGCAGCGGCCAACACCAATGTCGACTTTATCCCCGTCCCCTACGGCGGCATCTCGTTCACGTCGGCCCACGAACACTATGTAGCGGCGGCCGGCGGCTGGACGGTGGACATCCTCAAGGACATCAAGGCGGAGCTGCGCGAACACGGCCACCAGCCGCCCTACAACCTGATTGTGTCCCCGCTCGACGAAGCCGCCATCACGGCGCTGACGGGCTTCATCCCGACTGCGCGCATGCTGGTCAACTACGGTTCGCAGACGGCGCTCGCCACCTTCAGCAGCGATGAAATCTCGCCGGGCATCTACAGCATCGGCACACTGGAAGACATCCGCGTTTGGGTGGTGCCGGGCGTCCCGCAGTATTACGGCTTCGCTTGGAAGACCTACGGCGCCAACTCGCAGCTCAACCCGCTGCGCGTGCGCGTGCGCAAGGGCCAGACGCGCCCGACCGTCTTCGCCATGACCGACCCGCGCGCCGGCAACGCCACCAACCCGCTCCAATACCTGATGTTCTTCTCGGAGTTCGGCGTCGGCGTCGGTGCAGACCGCACCAACGGCACGCCCCGCTACGTGAACAACGCAGCTTGGTCAGACGGCGTGG